GTGGTAGGAATATTAATATCTGAGCCGTCAGCGGCTAATATTAAATGATCTTTGTAAGTTGAAAAGGTGGAATCTGCATAAAAGTTACGATTATGATATTTATATAATTCTAAAAAAGCATCTGGATTAAGTTTCATACGCTGTTTCAGATATCCTGGTTTTGAAATAGACACACCAGGATGAGCAAGTTTCATATAATTTCTCAGTTCCAATGCCAATGTCAGCCCCTTTCTGTTTATCATTGTGAAAAGAAGATCCTGAAGAGGCGTTTTTCGAATTCTGGTAAAATAACTTTTATTATCTGATCGGCAAAATGTCTTAAATTCATCAGAAGTCATTTTTTCTATATCCATGAATGTACGTTTCTGAGAATGTTTCATGCATAATTACATCCTTTTTTTGAGCAGGTTCATGGCTTCTTTTTACAATATAAGCATATCAAAAAAAGCAGGAGATATCTAATCCTTTTAGGAATAAATATCTCTTGCTTTTAAGTTAATGACATTGATAATTCTCAGGGATGCCAAGATGTGTGCATATGCAGCCGGGAATGTGGAACATTTTAAATATCTGATGAAAAGACTTGGATATGTATTTAAGAAAGACGCATGGATGGAGGTGCAGGTACCGGGATTTCGGTATTATCATAAACTGGCAAAGCTGGACAAGATGTTTTCAGAAGATATGTTATGGCATCATGTGGATATGCCTTGGATGACAAAGCCTTACTTTTATTCGTCAGATATCAGGGGATTGCACAGGACGAAGCTATCACCATACCAGAAACGATTTTATGCAAAGCTATATAGGTTGAGAATTGTGGAGCAGAAACGATTTGTGGTTGGTGGGGCAAAGTATACGGAAGAATTGAAGAGGTTTCATCAGCTGCAGGACGAGTATCTGCTACTTGTGAATAATGATATCAAGGATGTTTCGGGACTTGTGAAGTATCGGAGTGAACAGCAGGAAAAGGTGAAGCGGATTGATGACAAACAGCGGGAGATATATAAGGAAAACTCTAGCAGGAAACGCAGGATTAAGACAGATGAGCAGTGTCGGGAATATCAGGTGTGGCATGTTGGAGTGCAGGAAGAACTGGATGAGCTGAAAATGGAGAAAAGAGAAGTTAAGAAGCAGCTGCAGCTTGTGGAAGGTATTATGAAAGAGGATTTGTATACGGCGTATTATGCGGTGTCGGAGGATGAAGAGATTGTTGGAAATAAGGAGATTGAGATACCAGGGATGGAGCAGCAGGCGGTCATATCTGAAGTAAAGAGAAAGGATACCTCTGATATTGAGAATGTTGATACAGAAATAAGTAGGAAAGAAGATGTCTCTGTTGCAGACAAATATAGTGATATCGAAAAAGAACAGGCAGACTTATATGTTGCGGAATCTTGTGAAATGGATGATGGTGATTCGGAACAGATTTATGCAGGCGAGAATGGAATTTTAGATGATGTAGTGGCAGGTATTCCGACAGCTGCTAATAAGGTTGAAATGATTGCTGACAGCTTATCTGATTATGGGGCATATGAAGACCTTGATGTTGCTGTTAAGGCAGATATATTCGGGCTTGATATTGCAGATGTAAGTGGAAGTATACGGCTGTTTTCAGATGTTATGAAGAGACTGGGGATAAGATTGGCTGGAGATGAGCTTTATGAGGAGTTTCAGAGAATTTATGATGAGAGCGTTGGCAGGGATGCAGGGAAGGAAAAGGCAGAAGATAAGATGTGGAATATGGGCAGAGGGAGATGATACCTCTGCTTCTGGTCGAAATTCACTTTACGTACCTCTGCTTCTCACAAAGTACAAAAAAATATTCCTAAGGTTTGAAAAAATAGACTATATATGATATGTTTAAAGAGGTGTTTAAGCCCTATATTGTTAAGAACAGATAAACAAAATTGAGGTGTAGTATGGCAATTTCGTATAATAATCTTTGGAAAATTCTGATTGATAAGGAAATGAATAAAGGTGCTTTATGTAGCAAGGCAAAGATTAGTAAGGGAACAATGGCAAAAATGACTAATAACGAGCCAGTCACATTGACAGTTATAGAAAAAATATGTGAAGTGCTTCAATGTGATATCGGGGATGTTGTTCAGATTGTAGATATAGAAAAACGGGAGAAAAATAATGGATAACAGAAGTATAAAGAAGTTAGAAGCTGATTTATGGGAATCAGCAGATTTACTAAGAGCAGGTTCTAAACTGACATCAAACCAGTATTGTATGCCGGTGCTTGGACTACTCTTTTTAAGATATGCGTATAGTCGATTTAAATTGGTGGAAGCAAAGATATTAAAGGATAGACCAATGCGTAATGGCAGAAAAATGCCTGTAGAAGCAAAGGATTTTTCTGCTAAAAGTGCACTGTTTTTGCCGAGAGAAGCACAGTATGATTATCTTGTGAATCTTCCTGAAAATATAGCATCAGCTGATTTGAAAAATATTGCTGGACAGGCAATGAATAGTCTGGGTGAGGTAGTAAACAATGCTATGGAACTTGTAGAACAGCAAAGTGAACAGTTAGCAGGTGTATTGCCGAAAAGTTATACGGATTTTTCCGATGAACTGCTGGGAGAGCTGCTTCGCATATTCAATAACAACGCACTTGATGAAGTTGGTGGAGATGTAATAGGTAGGATTTATGAGTATTTCCTTAATAAATTTGCGAAAAATATAGCTTCGGATGATGGAGTATTCTTTACACCAAAATCTTTGGTAAAAATGATAGTTAATATTTTAGAGCCGACATCGGGAGTGCTTCTTGAGAAAGCAGTAGCGTGATTGATACAAGATAACCATTGGGTGCAAGCGTGAAAACCCCATAGAATAAGGCTTTTTAAGAATGACCCGTAAGAGAGGGTCTTATTTTTTTGTCTGGAAACAGGAAAATGCCAGCATCGGTAGCAGTGAAAACAGGCAGTTTTTGCATACGGTATTAACGATAGCAAAGAGGTATCGTTGCAAGGTTTAATGTTATAACGATTGTAATTTGTGTAGACCTACCAGTCTTTGCACATACCCCTTGACTTTTCTGTCTTTCAGAGTGATGTATGTTACAAACTCGGAATAGGAGGTCTTTTCGATGCTTGAAAATGAAGTTGATTACCGCTTGGCAAAGATGCTGCTCGGCTGCCTTTACCACGATGGCTTACTTACAGAAAAACAGATGCAGAAGGTCTGGGATAAATTACTGGAATACTACCACCCGCCTTTTCAGTCGGTTGAGGTCAGAAAAGAAATAGGAGATGGGGTGACGGTTGGTGAGCGATAGGATTGTCAAGAAGGTAGAGAACCTGCCACAGCTTACGGCTGTTAAAAGAACGGATAAACTCATCCAGCGAGTTGCTGCCTATGCTCGTGTTTCCACAGACAAGGAAGAACAGCAGACCAGTATCGTGGCACAAAAAGAATATTACACAGATTACATCAAGGACCATGCCGGATGGCAATTTGTAGGTGTTTACGCAGACGAAGGCATCAGCGGTTGTAGTACCAAAAGACGAGAACAGTTCAAACAGCTGATGAGTGATTGTATGGCGGGTAAGATTGATATGGTGCTGACCAAGTCCATATCACGCTTTGGCAGGAATACAGTAGATACGCTGACAGCAATCCGCGAGTTAAAGAGTAAAGGTATAGGAGTGTATTTTGAGAAGGAGCAGGTCTGGACTATGGACTCCAAGGGCGAATTCATCATAACACTTATGTCCTCACTGGCACAGGAAGAATCACGCTCCATGTCGGAGAACATACTGTGGGCAGTCAGAAAACGATATGCCCAGGGCAAAGGCAGCTTTGCCTACTCGAGAGTTCTCGGTTTGGATAAGGGAAAAGAGAAATTTGAGATAGTTGTCAATCGTGAAGAAGCAGTTATCGTGAGCAAGATATTTCGAATGTTCCTCCAGGGATTAACACCGCACACAATTGCAATTGCCTTAACAGCGGCAGGAATACCTTCTCCAAGTGGCTGTGAAGTGTGGAGTGCAGCAACTGTTCGCAGGATGCTTTCAAATGAGAAATACAAAGGCGATATGCTTTTACAGAAGGAATTTACGGTGGATTTTCTAACGAAGAAGGTCAAGAAAAATGAAGGCGAACTGCCACAATATTATGTTTCAAACAACCACGAGCCGATTATCGACCCGTGGCTTTTTGATTTTGTGCAGGAAAACTTTACAAGCAGGAAACGGGAGAATAAACACAGATACAGCGGTGTGAGTTTCTTTAGCAGTAAAATTATATGCGCCAAGTGCGGTGTAACATTTGGTCCCAGACCGTGGCATTCCACTTCCTACAATAATTCAGTATGGCAGTGCCGTAACCGCTATTCTGCCGTGAAATGTAAGACCACGAACATCTATAACAAACTGCTGTTTTATGTCCTGCACGATGTGGCAAGGAAAAAGATTGTGGCAAAGGATATACGGATGGCGATTGTTGAGTTTGCAGCAGAAGTGGTTGGTGCTGATAAGCTGGCTGCCATTGAACGCTATATGAAGAATTTTGAAAGCCTAAGTGCCTGGGAGATGTTTTCCGATGCAGATGACCTTTCATTTGTGATTGACAGGGTTCTGGTCAAGCCGGATAGGGGCATTGAGGTGCTGTGGTTGGATGGCAGTGTGGATGGATATGAGATTCCGAGGTACACACCGAAGGGTGGAATCAGTATGATATAAAGAAATATCATCAAATATCATTTCCAATAAGAAAATATCAGAAAACATCTTGCAAATTTACATCCGAAGTGCTATACTACAATATGTATATTTGTGTCTATACCAAAAACCGCAGAGGTGAAAAAATGAGCAAAAGTAATGCGATTGAGGAAAATTATATAAGTATTGATGAAGCAGCAGAATACATAGGGGTTAAAACCGTGACTCTGCGCAATTGGATAAAGAAGAAACCAGATATTCCGGCACACCGTGTGGGAAAACTATGGAAGTTCAAACGCTCTGAATTGGATGCGTGGATTGCCAGCGGGAAAAGTGCAGAATAACCATCGATACCACATAGGAAGGAAGAATTTCACGATGTCGGAAATAAAATTATATAACGATGATTGTATCGTTGCTATGAAAAAAGTAGCAGATAAATCGATTGACCTAATTGTTACCGATCCTCCATATAATCTCGGTAATTTCATGAAAAACAGAGATACCAACCTGAGCAAAATGAGGGACAATTTTTTTGGATCCGCTGGTTGGGATGATATGGAATTTGACGATTGGGAAAAATCAATGGACAATTTTTTCGAGTCATCAGCAAGGGTAATGAAAAAAGGTGGTACTATGATAGTCTTTATGGCAATCATAAAAGTAGAGACTATTATTAGGCTGGCAGAGAAACATGGGTTCTATTATAAGACAACAGGGATATGGCATAAAACGAATCCTATGCCAAGAAATATGAATTTGCACTTTGTAAATTCTACAGAAGCATGGGTTTACTTTACGTATAAGACAAGAACAGGAACATTTAATAATGGCGGTGCTATGTTTCATGATTTTGTTGAAACATCGGTAACTCCGAATGGAGAACGAAAGTATGGAAAACACCCGACACAAAAGCCTGAAAGTCTGATACAGCACTTTGTTGAGATATTATCCAATCCAAACGATTGGGTACTTGACCCTTTTATGGGGAGCGGTACAACGGGAGTGGTTGCCAAACGAACAGAACGAAACTTCATAGGCGTTGAGTTGGATAAAACTTACTTCGATATGGCAAAATCAAGGATAGAGGAGAAACGAAATGAAACCAAGTGTAATTGATTTGTTTGCCGGAGTAGGAGGATTGTCTCTCGGTTTTAAAAAGCAGGGATTTGAAGTTCTCATTGCAAATGAATACGATAAATCAATTGCAGCTGCATACATTGAGAATCATAAGAATACAAAAATGATCGTCGGAGACATTACTTCTCTAGACTTAAAAGAAGTATTTGGTTCCTATACAGGGAAGATAGATGTCGTTATCGGAGGTCCACCCTGCCAAGGCTTTTCCCAAAAGGGGCAGCGAAAAACGATACACGATGAGAGAAACTTTCTGTTCAAATATTATGTTGCAGTAGTAGAACTGGTAAAACCGAAATATTTCGTTATGGAGAATGTTCCTAATCTGCTGACAGCAGAGGGCGGATACTTTTTCAAAGAAATCGAAGAACTTTTCAATAAGATGGGGTATTCCTTGGAACATGGTGTGCTGAATGCATCTGACTATGGAGTACCGCAGAATCGCAGACGTGCTATAATAATCGGAAAGTTAAATGGAGTAGCTCCAAAGCTGCCTGAACCACAAAATGAAAAGGTGACTATTTGGGATGCGATAAGTGATTTAGCTTATCTGCAATCAGGAGAAGGAACTGATAAGCAGGAATATAGAAATGCTCCGGAAAGCGACTATCAGAAATTATTACGTGGTGATTCCACAACATTGTATAATCACATCGCTACAAAACACTCGCCACTTGCACTTGAAAGACTGGCAATGATTCCGCCGAATGCAGGAAAAGAAGTGCTTCCGAAGGAGCATCTTACAAAATCCATATACAGTGGAACGTGGACTCGTATGCGTAAAGATGAGATTTCGGTTACCATAACCACAAGATTTGACACCCCGTCTTCTGGCAAGTTCACACATCCATTTTTGGATAGAGCAATTACTGTCAGAGAAGCGGCAAGAATACAGTCCTTTCCAGATGATTTTAGATTCGTGGGTAATAAAGGTTCTCAGATGAAACAGGTGGGAAATGCAGTTCCGCCACTTTTGGCAGCAGCGATTGCAAAAGTAATTATGAATGATATAAAGGAGGAATCGAGCCATGAATAGACCCGATAATATATCTGTGTATGATGAGTTAGATTTGAAACTGGGAATCAAGTCTTCGCTTCCCCATGTGAAAAGCACTATTGCTCTTGCTGTTTTGTTATGGGAATGTGCTGACAGACCAGCAGAACTTGTGTATTCACAACAAAATGGTGATGGCATCGTTATGACAGATGAATTAGACCAATGGGTCATCGACTACTTGTCAGAGATCTGCCAGGAAGATGAAATCGATGCAGAATCTTTGGTGGCAACTATTAATGAAAATCAGTTGTTCAAATCCCAGATGGAGGCTCTTATTGTTGCTTTTGAACTTGTGTGGAAATTAGCAAAGGTCAGCTTTGTCGATGATGGAAAGGCCGCAAGTGCAGAAAGAACAGGTGGTACGCGCTATCCTAAGAAGTTATTGTATACTGTAAATGCTGATATTATTCATAGCTTAATTGAAAGCAATCATGATGCATATATAAGAGTTCTCATGTCATGGGTTGGCTTCAATATTAATACGGATCCTGAATGTGAATTGCAATTAATGCATATTTTGACCGCTCTTTCAGAAGGTGCTGTTTTCAAGTTAGTGGATGGTAATAGAGATGTTATTTTTAATCAGAACAGCCTATATCGTAAAGTGCTTGAAACGCAAGAAACTGTTGATATAAGCGGTGATAAAGAAGCTAAAGGCTCTCTCCGTATTTTGAAGTCTTTATTATCTGATGAAATGAACCCATACCTCACATATTCAAATGGTAATGTTTCAACAAGGGATAGAAGGACGGGTGACTTAGAGAGTTATCAGAAGCGAGTTGATACGTTCTTGCGTTTGTCTGCAACCAAGGTCATTGGTTTGGAAGATATGGATGCGGAGGATGAGGGTATTGCTCCAGAACAGTATGAGACACAACGTTTAACAACGGGTTGCAATGTTCTTCTTTATGGCGTTCCTGGCTCTGGCAAAAGCTGGACGATTGAACACGAATACTGCAAGAAGGACAGTAAGGTGGAACGTTTAGTGTTTCACCCAGATTATACTTATTCAGATTTTATAGGTCAGATTCTACCGAATGTAGCAGAAGATGGACAGGTAAGTTATAAATTTACCGCTGGTCCATTTACAAATATTCTCCGCGATGCTTATATGCATCCTGGAGACGAATATATTCTTATTATTGAAGAAATCAATCGTGGCAATGCACCTGCAATTTTTGGAGAGGTGTTCCAGCTACTTGACCGTAAGGTGGAGATTAGCGAGACTGACGATGATGGCTTCCCTATTGGTACAAGCGAATATGGTATTACAAATGCCAATATTGCTCGAATTGTATACGGTGACCCTACGAGAAAAGTACGAATTCCATCTAACTTGTCAATCATTGGTACTATGAATACCTCTGACCAGAATGTATTTACATTAGATACCGCTTTCCAAAGAAGATGGGATATGCGTCTGATAGAAAACAACTTTGATAATGTTGACCCAGAATTGGCAAATGCTGAAATTCTTGATACCACTATTACGTGGAAAAATTTCTGTACAGCTATCAATGGAATTGTTGTAGGTAACAGTGCGAGAATGACTTCTTCTGAGGATAAGCGACTTGGAGCATACTTCGTTCATTTGCGAGATCTGAAAAAAGATGAGCGAATGGGCAATTTGTCTGATGGTGAATACGATGGACTGCGTAAAAAAGAGTCAGCAGGTACTTTAACAGATACAGAGAAGACTCGCCTTGCTGAAATCCGTGAAGCAATGAAACAGTATCGCAAATTCCCAGAGAAGGTTATCAAGTACCTGTGGGATGATGCCTTCAAATTCAATCGTGAAGTTGTATTTGAAAGTACAGAATATCAGAGCTTAGAGCAGGTTATCCGTGCATTTATGTATGCCCAAGGTATTGACCGATTTAAGATGTTCAAGGAAAATGTAGTCAGTGATTTCCGAGACTCTGAACAGTAAAGGCGGTGATTTGGTATGGATTTGGACTCAGCATTAAAATCTGTTATGGAGTTCGATTTGACAGACCACTGTCATGTAAATTCAAATGAAGATGGTGACAGGTTTGTAGGCATTAAAGCAGATTCTGACAATGCGATGGTCTATTTCCCTATTGGATATCAACTGCCGGAAACTGATGCTGAAATTAGAACAGACATAAAGCACTTAATACAGGTGCTTTCGGAATTCACAACAAAAGATGACCGCCTGCTGGCATTGAATAGATTTGCTGCCCCACAAAGCGTGGATTTTCCAATTAATGCTTTCAAGAGCGTAATAGAATATTTCTTTTCAATTGGCGGAAAGTATTATGTGGAAACGGATCCAACCTATAAAACGGCAGCAACGGGAAATCAGGATTGGCCAAGAACGGTGCGGAATCAAATGCCACTTGTACAGTCGAAAAACGGAGTGAGTTCATTCATTTACACAAATTTTGTGGTTCGCTCCGTTACCCCAAACGACACAAAGCTTATCACGCAAGTAAACCGATACTGTGTTTATGAAGCCTTCAAGCGACTGGGATGGCTATATGTTCCCTATACAATAGAAGAACCAGGACCACACCCGGATGTCAAAACATCAATTGCGATTGTTCAAAGCAGGCTGGCTGGAACGAATGATGATAAGAAAAGAGCATTGTTCCAAGGCATGAAAGATATGCTCGAATTTATGGACGAAAAAACTTCGGACAAGCAGTTTTATTTTGGAACAGATGATTTTGACCATGTATGGGAAAAGTTGATAGACAGAGCGTTTGGTGAAAGGGATAAGGACAGATATTTTCCTCGTACCAGATGGCTTTTAGATAAAGGAAAATATAAAGAGAAACGCCCTTTGATGCCAGATACGATTATGATTTACAACGGCAAATATTATGTGCTTGATGCTAAGTGCTACAAGTATGGTTGGACTGGTATTCCAGATCATTTGCCAAACGGATCCTCCATCAATAAGCAAATTACCTATGGAGAATATTTGGAGCAGCACATGGGAGTGGATAACGATTCCTTATTCAATGCGTTTATTATGCCGTACAACATGGCAAAGAATCACTTTGAGATTGATTCCATAGTTGGAAATGTGGGAGAAGCTGTTGGTGATTGGCGAAGCAATGGAAAAAACTATGAGAGAATTCAAGGCATCGTAATGGACACCAGATATCTGATGTATCACTATTCAGGAAAACCACTGAAAGAAAAGGTGGCCTTAGCCGAATGTATTGAAGCGGTATTGGGTCGAGACCCTGTTCCGTCTCCTCGTACATAAAAATATAGACCTCTGATGACAGTTTAAAAAAACTGTGGTCAGAGGTCTTTTTTTATTACTTGGATGCTTCTTCTCGCTCTCTGCGTTTCTTGCGGTATCGTGCCTGCGTGACACGATTGCAACATTCTGTGCTGCAATACCTTGTCTTTGTCGATGTGGTCTTGACTAAGAAGTATTTACCACAGTTTGGATTATCACAAGGACGGTATAGTTCAAGGTCTGGTTTCAGATAGAAAATCGAAAAATACAATGCACATAGCAAGTTATCCACCTTCCATGATGGAGACATCGTATCAGAGTTGTATACGGGATGAATTCCATCCAGGTTTGCATTTATTTCTTCACCAATGATATACCGGGCAACTTCCACTAAGGACTCCTTCATCTCTTTCGTGAACGCATCAAGATTTGGCTCTTCGTAATATGCAAGGCCGTTGCTAAAATCAAGCATACCGACCTCATGGAAATAATGGAACAGGAGGTCTGTGATGTTCTTTTCAATACCGGAACTTTCGAGATTTAGATACAGTCCCATAATATTTCGGAAGAGAGGGTCATTGAAACCGGGCTTAGTGGAATAGCCACCTTTGATATCGTTATATTCTTGTATGGGAAGCTGATAGCTTCCATAAATGGTATCTGCTACTGTGTAGAAATCGGAATTAAATGCTTCATGCTCTCTTTCATACGAAACATTCAAGTTAGCTGATTGCAGCAGGTTGATATAAGAGTGGTGCTTGGTAGAGTATGCCTGAGCCATTGCATCAGTTTTGATAGTAAGGTCTCCAGCAAATAGCAGATTTATGGTCAGTAAGAAGATTTTCTGATAATCCTTGTGTATTTCATTTGCGGCGGTCATTAATTCTACAGTCATTCGCAATCGTTCCATAATGCTGTACAGAATGCCTGCATCGATTTCTTCATAACGACCTGCAGATACAGGAAATAGAAAACCGTTTTCTTTCATAAATGAGGAAAGTTCCTTGACAGACTTGTTCGGCAAAGCCATCAGTGTTCCGAGGACATTAGCTTCTTCAATTGTTCCATTTGGTGCGATTCGTACTAATCCCTTTTTAGCTGCATAAGCAAATAGCAGTTTTGACTCAGGCAAGGCCTGTATTTTATATTTTCGAATAGGTTCTTCTCCCGGTGCGATATGCTCTAAATCCGTGACGCAGTCACAGGAACAGCTTTCGAACCGAAATAAAATATTTTCAAAAAAATTTTCTTTGATTTGGGGCATTTTCGGCTCCTTTCTTCCGCATAGAAGTCATGGCTTTTGCTATGGCTTTATTTTTTTGCCCTGAAATAGTAATGGCAAATAATATGTTTCACTTAAATTATACAGAAACTATATAAAAAAGTCAATGAAGTTAGCGTTACTTTAATATAAAAGTAATGCGTATTTTGACTATCTTCCATTACTATTTGGGATTCACTATACTTAAAGACAGTGAAGGACAACACAACCTTATATACAGAAGAGTTGTTTTTCACATCCCCGTTTCAATGTTCATCGCCTGATCAGCGATGCCCAGAGCAGAGCAACGGACACAAGTAAATATCAGTCAACCCACTGGGACGGTTGGCCAGTTAAGAAATGAGGATTTCATTCTTTTGGCCAATTATTATGGGAAGTTCAGTGTGGGTCCTCATTTCGGTTTTCAGACCGAAGGAGGGTCTACACGATGGACAAATTTGAAAATCTACAGACAAACAACGAGAAACAGCACTACATTCCAATGGAGGTAACAGCAGAAACCATCAAGGATTTCGGTATTAACCCTGCGGATGTGGTATGGACGAGAATCGGAAACCGCAAGGCGCGTGTCATTATGATTCCCGTTTCCGAGGAGCAGTATTACGAGTATATGCGCCCTCTTTGGCGTGAGGACAAGCGTCAGCAGAGACAGGAATCGGCCGTTTCCTTGGATAAGCTGTACGAGGAAACCGAGTATGAAGCCGCCGATACCGACTCTGACCTTGAAGCAGATATTATGAAGAAAATGCTGATTGACGAGCTTCATAAGGCACTGGACGAACTGGAAGAAATCGACCGCACCATTATGGAGATGTACAACAATAACCATAGCGAAGCCGAAATTGGACAGGCAATCGGTATGAGCCAGAAGGGTGTCAATAAACGTAAGCATAAGGTGCTGCTGAAACTCAATACCAGACTGAAAGATTTCAGATAAGGGATAATTCCCCTGCCTGCTCTGCCGCAGCTGCATCCGGCGGAGCAGGTTTTTATATTTTCTAAAAAATAGTGGTTCTTAAAACTGCCGTGTATGTCCTTTCACTCTCAGAGGGGCAAACAAAGCACCTCGGAAAGGACGGTGTCAAACAATGACAACCAGATGCAGAACAGGCACGAGCGGCTGCAGCAGTCAGGAACTCGACCGTGAGTTATCTGATGTGCTTATAGCAATTAGTGTCGTGTCAAAAAGAATCGCTGACCGTATTACAGCAGTCAGTGGCAGAGAAAAACTGAATATGGAAGGAGGCAGACCAAATGGGAAAGATGAACGAGTTGTCTATGCTCACAGCGGAACTTCGCAAATGTGGTGAAACGCTTATCAGCATTTCGGAGGAATTGGCTGGTATGTTCAGCGGCTCTGCGGAAGAAAAGCAGCCTATAAAAAAGAGTGCTGCTAAGAAGAAAGCCGCAGAGGAGCCTAAGCCGGAAGTGACGGAGGAAAAGGCACTTACATTGGAAGATGTCCGTGCCGTGTGTGCAGACAAATCCCGCAAAGGCTTCACCGCCGATGTGAAAGCAATCCTTACCAAGCATGATGCGGACAAGCTGTCGGAGGTAAATCCAGCAGAATATAAGGCACTGCTTGCTGAAGTGGAGGTGCTTGGCAATGCCGGATAAACACGCAGTATTATCAGCATCCTCCAGTCACAGGTGGTTGGAATGCCCACCATCGGCTCTCCTGTGTTCCACTGCCGGAGATACACCGAGTGAGTTCGCCATGCAGGGTACGGATGCCCACAGCCTTTGCGAACATAAGCTGAAAACAGCACTGGGGCAGCAGTCGAAAGACCCTACAGAGAATTTAACGTTCTTTGACGAGGAGATGTCAGACTGTTCCGATATGTATGCTCAGTATGTGATGGAGCAGCTTGCGGCGGCAAAGGAAAAATGTAAAGACCCAATCGTTCTGATTGAACAGCGTCTTGATTTTTCCAAGTGGGTACCGCAGGGGTTCGGCACCGGGGACTGTGTGATTGTGGCAGATGAAACGCTTACAGTCATTGATTTCAAATATGGTGTCGGCATCTTGGTGGAAGCGGAAAAGAACCCGCAGATGATGTGTTACGCATTGGGAGCCCTGCAACTTTTCGACAGCATTTACGATATCGACTCGGTGACTATGACCATTTTCCAACCAAGGCGCGACAGTGTCAGCACATACACCATTTCTAAAGAAGAACTTCTGAAATGGGCAGATGAGGTGCTTGCTCCAACCGCACAGCTTGCGGCCAAGGGCGAAGGAGAATACAAAGCCGGAGGCCACTGCCAGTTCTGCAAGGTCAAAGCCAAGTGCCGCAAGAGAGCCGAATACAACCTGGAACTTGCCCGTTATGATTTTGAAATGCCTTCCACCCTTGAAGATGATGAGATTGAGGCCATTTTAGCAAAAGCAGACGCGCTGGTATCCTGGGCGGGTGATGTCAAGGAATATGCATTGCAGCAGGCAGTCAGTGGCAAGCAGTGGAAAGACTGGAAGATTGTCGAAGGACGCTCTAACAGGAAGTATGTAAACGAAACAGCTGTGGCGGATACGGTCAAGAACGCAGGCTATGACCCGTTTGAACACAAGGTTCTGGGTGTTACTGCAATGACCAAACTGCTCGGCAAGACAAAATTTGAAGAATTGCTCTCCGGGGTTATTGAAAAAACGCAGGGCAAGCCAACATTGGTACCTATGTCGGACAAGCGTCCGGCAATGAATACAGCAGCTAATGATTTTAAGGAGGACAACTAATATGTCAAAGAATTACACAAACCCTACCAAGGTAATCACAGGAGTCAATACCCGTTGGTCTTACGCAAATGTGTGGGATCCGAAATCCATCAATGGCGGCGCACCGAAGTATAGTGTGAGCCTTATCATTCCGAAGTCTGATACAACAACGGTAAACAAGATTAAGGCGGCTATCCAGTCTGCTTATGAAGAGGGCGAGTCCAAGCTGAAGGGCAATGGAAAGAGTGTACCTGCTCTGTCTATTCTCAAAACACCTCTTCGTGACGGAGATTTGGAAAGACCCAACGATGCAGCGTATGCAGGTTGTTACTTCGTCAATGCCAACTCTGCGACTGCTCCCGGTATTGTTGACGCAGACCGCCAGCCGATTCTTGACCGCAGTGAGGTGTACAGCGGTGTATATGGCCGTGCATCTATCAACTTCTATGCCTTCAACTCCAATGGTAATAAGGGTATTGCCTGCGGTTTGAATAATCTTCAGAAGATTAAGGACGGAGAGCCGCTTGGTGGAAAGAGCCGTGCCGAGGACGATTTTGCTACCGATGCAGATGAAGATTTTCTCGCATAAGGAGGGTGGCTTACTATGACAACCATTCAGAGCATGATGCTTTCCGTGTGTTTCGGTGCCGTGATGGGTACTCTCATTGCAAATGTGGGATTTCTCATCAAGTGTGCCATTGACAAGCACAAGGAGAAAAAGCGTAAGAAAAATGAAGAGTCTGCTGATAAGGCAGAGTAAATGACAGTGGGCGGCGGAGGTGCATTCTTCGCCGCCTTGCTTATGTGAAGGAGTAACAATATGGAGAAAATACAAACATTGTCCCTGGACTTGGAGACCTTCTCAGATGTGGATTTGCAGAAGTGTGGGGTCTATAAATATGCCCAGTCACCTAATTTTGAAATCCTGCTGTTTGGTGTATCTGTAAATGGTGGTGCGGTTGTGGTCTATGACCTGGCACAGGGCGATACCATGCCGATTGATATTATCAAAGCACTGACTGATGATACCGTGACCAAGTGGGCATATAATGCAGCATTCGAGAGAATCTGTTTGTCAGTGTGGCTGCAGAGAAACTACCCGGCATATTTTCGCAGTTACAGTATTGACGAGGATACTGTCGGAGATTACCTTGACCCCTCTGCCTGGAAATGCTCCATGATATGGGCTGCATACATAGGGCTACCATTATCTCTTGCGGGAGCCGGCACGGTGCTTGGATTGGAAGAACAGAAGCTGAAGGAAGGCAAAGACCTCATTCGCTATTTCTGTGTTCCCTGCAAGCCAACCAAAGTGAACAGCGGCAGGACACGCAATCTGCCGGAGCATGATATGGAGAAATGGAATACCTTCATTTTCTATAACAAGAGAGATGTAGAAGTGGAGATGTCCATACAGGATAGGCTGAAAAAATTCCCTGTACCGGATTTTGTGTGGGATGAGTACCATCTTGACCAGGAAATCAATGACCGAGGGATTGCTCTTGATATGGCGGTGGTGGAGAATGCCATCGCTTTTGATGCAAAATCTAAGGCGGAGCTGGCAGAAAAAATGCAGGAACTTACCGACCTTGATAACCCTAACTCCGTGGTACAGATGAAGCAGTGGCTTTCGAATAACGGTTTGGAGATGGAGAGCCTTGGTAAAAAAGAAGTGGCGCAGGCGGTCAAAACTGCTCCGAAGGAACTGGCGGAGGTTTTGCAATTGCGACAGCAGTTATCCAAGTCCTCGGTGAAAAAATACCAGGCAATGCAGAACGCAGTATGTATGGACGGTAGAGCCAGAGGAATGTTTCAGTTTTACGGAGCCAACAGAAGTGGTCGATGGGCAGGCAGAATGATACAGCTGCAAAACCTCCCTCAAAACCATATGCCGGATTTGGAACAGGCACGAGGATTGGTGGAGTCCGGTAATTACGATGCTATGGAACTTTTATACGATGATATCCCGGATACACTTTCACAGCTTATCCGCACTGCATTTGTGCCAAGACAGGGCATGAAATTTGTGGTAGCGGATTTCTCGGCAATCGAAGCGAGGGTGTTGTCTTATCTTGCCAAGGAAAGCTGGAGAACAGAGGTCTTTGCCAATAACGGCGATATTTATTGTGCATCGGCATCCGCCATGTTTGGCGTGCCTGTGGAAAAGCATGGTGTCAACGGAAATCTCCGTCAAAAGGGCAAAATTGCTGAATTGGCTCTTGGCTACGGCGGTTCGGTCGGTGCTTTGAAGGCGATGGGTGCCCTTGATATGGGACTTTCCGAGGAGGAATTACAGCCGCTTGTGGATTCGTGGAGAGCTGCCAATCCAAATATCGTAAGGTTCTGGTGGGAGGTTGACCGATGTGTCAAGGAAACTGTGAAAAAGAGAGTGCCGACCGAAACGCATGGTATCCGTTTTATCTATCAGAGCGGTATGCTTTTCATCAAGCTCCCTTCCGGCAGACAGCTTTCTTATGTGAAACCTCGCATGGGAGAGAACCGTTTCGGCGGTGAGTCTGTAACCTATGAAGGTGTCGGCGGTACGAAGAAATGGGAACGCATCGAAAGTTATGGCCCCAAGTTTGTCGAAAATATCGTGCAGGCAATCAGCAGGGATATTTTGGCTCATTCCATGAGAACCTTGTCGCATTGCTTTATCTGCGGTCATGTGCATGACGAATTGATTATTGAATGCAGTATGGGAGTTTCCCTTGATGCCATATGTGAGCAGATGGGCAGAACTCCGGCATGGATTCCGGGTCTGCTTCTCCGTGCTGACGGGTATGAATGCAGCTTCTACAAAAAAGATTAAAAATACGGTTCTTAAAACGCAGGGTTTTGTCCTTTCACTATCAGAGGGCAAGACCCTACTTTTATGAAAGGCGGTATTTTTATGAAAGAATTGATACCCAAAGACGAATACGGCATCTTTGCCGATGCCCATGACACCGCAAGAGTGGACAGCCTGTTTGTAGCGGAGTTTTTTGAGAAGAACCATAAAGAGGTGCTGCGTGATATCCGCAAAATCACTGCCCCAACATCCGGGTTAAGTGAAGAATTCAGACAGCGCAATTTTGCGCCGTCCTCATACACCAACAACCAGAATAAAAAGCAGCCGTGCTACTGCATGACCCGTGACGGTTTCACAATGTTGGCAATGGGATATACCGGGCAAAAGGCTATGAAGTTCAAAGAACTGTACATTCGCAGATTTAATGAAATGGATGCTTTTATTAAGAACCTGGTATCTGCAAGACAGGAGTTCCCGCTTCTGACCGAAAATATCAAGCTGCTCCATGACAAACCGAAGCCTTATCACTTCAGCAATGAGTGCGATATGTTAAACCGCATTGTTCTGGGCATGACTGCAAAACAGTTCAGACTTGCCAATAACATCGAAAAAGGCAAAAGCATCAGACCGTATCTGACCAAAGAACAGATTGAAATGCTGGAAATCCTGCAGAAAGTTGATGTGGGTCTGCTCGTGGCATTCCCTGCTTACGAAGACAGAAAACGCCATCTTGAATGGTACAAAACCAAATTAGAGGAGGACAAATAAGATGTTTTATGTGAAAGAACAGCTGAATGATGCGATGGAGGTTTCCATTGAAATCAACGATGAAAATGTATTCTGCCGCTGTCCGCACTGCGGTTCGGAGGTGCAGGTCGACCTTGCAGATGTATTTGCAGATGGTGATGTTGACCTGTTTGGCACAGCAGTCATTTGCGATAACTGCAGCAGAAAGCTGATGGGAGGTGCGGCTTGTGGGTGTGAGCAGGTATAACAGCGAAGGCTATCCTGATCCAACTACCTACGAAGCACTGACATCTATTGAGAAGGAAACAAAAGCGGCAAGAGCATACAGACCGATTGTGTATGTATGCTCCCCGTTTTCCGGAGATATTGCCGGGAACATTGCAAATGCACGAAAGTACAGTCGATTTGCTGTGGAGCAGGGGTATATCCCCATTGCTCCGCATTTGCTGTTTCCGCAGTTTCTTAACGATAACGATTTAACGGAACGTGAACTGGGACTTCATTTTGGAAATGTGCTGATGAGCCATTGCAGCGAGGTTTGGGTGTTCGGAAAAATCATATCAGCCGGAATGGATGCCGAAATCAGGAGAGCCAAAAGAAAAAATTACAGACTGCGCTATTTTGGCAGTGATTTGAAGGAGGTTACAGAAAATGCGTGATTTGAGTATTGCCTATGGGAACGGCAGGACGGCAAAATTCTGGTCGAATAAAACGATTCGATTCGATGAATTATGTGACCGCCTGCGCAGTCCTATTTATACTTCGGAAACGGCAGAGGAATATCCGAAACTGCCCAAAGGTCAGCGTGATGATATCAAGGACAAAGGCGGATTTGTTGCCGGACATTTGCGTGATAACCGCAGGCAGGCAAATAAAGTGGTGTGCCGTTCCATGTTGGTATATGACCTTGATAGCATTGAAACGGAGTTTTTGCAGAACATCGGCAGCAAAATTTCCAACAAGGGCTGCTATTACACCACCCACAGCCATACCCCGGAGCATCCGAGGGCGAGAATGATTATTCCAGTCAGCCGTGATATGTCCCCAGATGAGTTCAATGCGGCTGCAAGATATTATGCCCAGGATAACGGCTTTATCAGTATGCTTGACCCGTGTTCATTTTCTCCACATCAACTGATGTACTGGCCGACCTGTCCATCCAACGGAGAATACCTCTTTGACACAATAGACGGTGACTGGCTTGACCCGGATACGATTTTTGCGAAGCATCCTAATTGGAGAGATTGTTCTCTGCTCCCTACCACATCAAAGGAAAGCAAGGCAGCTGACCATAATGCAAAACAGCAGAAAGACCCGCTTGAAAAAGAAGGTGTGGTCGGTCTGTTCAACCGTGTTTATTTTCCTATCAGTACGGCAATTGATGAGTTCCTTCAAGGTGTATATGAGCCGACCGCAGATACCTCCGGCAGATATGATTTTATCCCCGGTGAGGGTTCTGCGGGTGTTGTGATTTACGATGATAAATTCTCCTACAGCCACCATGCAACCGACCCCGCAGGCGGTAAACTGTGCAATGCCTTTGACCTTGTCCGCCTTCATAAATTCAGTGAGGACGATGAGAAAAAATCATATAAGCTGATGTGCGAGTTTGCCATGACACTGGACAAAGTCAAGCTGCAGGACCTGGAGGAAAAGAAGCAAAGGGCAGCAGACGATTTTTCGGAGGATACCAACTGGCAGACCAAACTCCGCTATATGCCCAGAAGCAAGTGCCTGGAAAACAGCGTGTGGAATCTGATGCTGATATTAAACAACGACCCGGATTTTGCAAATATTGCCTTCAATGAACTGGTAGGCAGAGTGCAGATTACAGGTGCAGTTCCGTGGACAAGACCCAGTGACAATAAGTTCTGGAGGGATGCGGATACAGCACAGCTGAAGGCACTCATCGACATTCGTTATGAAACCTTCTCCAGCCGAAACCACGATGTGGCTTTTACCAAGGTGGTCGAGGACAGGCATTTTAATCCCCTTCGTGATTGGCTTGACGCACTGCCGAAATGGGATGGAGTGGTAAGGCTTGAAAATCTGTATATTGATTTCCTTGGAGCGAATAACACGGGATATGTTAAGGCTGCGACCAGAAAATCCTTTGTGGCGGCGGTAGCGAGAATTTACGAGCCGGGTACTAAGTTTGATTCGGTTGTTGTATTGGTGGGTCCGCAGGGTTGCGGCAAGTCTACGATTTTCGCAAAGATGGGAAATGAGTATTATTCCGACAGCTTAAATCTGACAGATATGAAGGACAAGAGTGGTGCGGAGAAACTGCAGGGATACTGGATTTTGGAACTGGGAGAACTGGCAGGACTCAAAAAAGCAGATGTTGAGGTAGTGAAAGCCTTTGTCAGCCGTACTGATGATATTTACCGTCCTTCCTACGGCAGAACGATTGAGAGCCACCCAAGGCAGTGCATTATTGTGGGTACCACCAACTCTGAGACGGGATTTCTCCGTGATATTACAGGCAATCGCCGCTTTTGGCCGATTAAGGTAACCGGGCAGAGCAAGCGTAAATCATGGGATATGACCGATGAAGAAGTTGTGCAGCTTTGGGCAGAGGCAAAGTACCTGTATGGGCAGGGCGAGCCTTTGTATCTGAATTCGCAGGAAAGCAGTGAAGCATTGAGCGAACAGATTGATGCAATGGAAAGCGATGAGCGCCAGGGCATGGTCGAGGAGTACTTAAATACACTTCTGCCGGACAACTGGAACCACATGGATTTGTATGAGAGAAGAAACTTTCTTACGGACAATACTGCGGCAAAGGGTACGGTGCAGAGAAAGTCGGTAAGCAATGCGGAGATCTGGAGCGAGTGCTTTTGCAGAAACTTATCCGACCTCAAGCCATCCGACTCCTATGCGATAGCTGCCCTTATGACCAAAGTGGACGGTTGGCAGAGAACCGACAAAATCAGAAAGCTTGCCATCTATGGAAGGCAGAGGATTTACGAGAGGTTGTGATTCTGTCCTCTTGTGTTTCCAGCAGAAGTTGTGAACCGTAAAAAAGCCTTTAAAACAGGTACTTCCAAGCACTACTGACACAAGTATCACAAGAATTTCTATATTAAATGAAATCTATTTTATAGAGAATAGCGTAAGCGTGTATACGCACATACGCACGTATAGGATTTTCCCGAAACTGTTGTGTCAGTTGTGTCTTGTGAATTTCAGGAGGAATGGAATGCGAGAAAAAATAATAGAACAGAAACTTGTAACGGCAGTAAAAAAGCATGGCGGGATTTGTCCGAAGTTTGTATCTCCCGGCTTCGATGGAATGCCAGACCGTTTACTGCTTTTACCGCATGGCAGGTTTGCCTTTGTGGAAGTCAAAGCACCGGGAGAAAAACCAAGACCACTGCAATTGGCAAGGCACCGACTTCTCCGCCGTTTGGGATTTATGGTGTATGTCCTGGACAGTGAAGAACAGATTGGAGGGATAATCGATGAAATACGAGCCACATGAATATCAGAAATATGCGGTCGAATATATTAAAAGCCATCCTGTGGCAGCCGTTCTATTGTCGATGGGACTTGGAAAAACGTCTATATCACTCACGGCAATCAATGATTTGCTGTTTGACAGTTTTGAAATCCACAAGGTGCTGATAATCGCACCCCTTCGAGTGGCATCGGTGACATGGAGTGCAGAAATCGAAAAATGGGAGCATTTGAAAATTCTAAAGTATTCTGTGGCGGTCGGTACAGAAGCAGAAAGGTTGACAGCACTGAATGCGCAGGCAGATATTTATATCATAAACCGAGAAAACGTGCAGTGGCTGATTGAGAAAAGTGGTATTCCCTTTGATTTTGATATGCTTGTTGTCGATGAACTGTCAAGTTTCAAGAACCACCAGTCCAAGCGGTTCAAGGCACTGATGAAGGTAAGACCAAAAGTAAAAAGAGCCGTGGGTCTGACAGGCACACCAAGTAGCAACGGCTTGATGGATTTATTCGCAGAATTCAAGCTGCTTGATATGGGAGCAAGGCTTGGCAGATTTATCGGTCAATACCGAAATGCCTACTTCTCCCCGGATAAGCGAAACGGTCAGATTATTTACAGTTATAAGCCACTGCCGGATGCTGAACAGCAGATTTATAAGAAAATCTCCGATATTACGATTTCCATGAAATCCACCGACCACCTAAAGATGCCGGAACTTATCAGCACCCAGTATGAAGTGGAACTATCGGAGGAAGAAAAGAAGAAATATGAGGAACTGAAAAAAGACCTTATACTTCAGCTTCCTGACGGAGAAATCACAGCCGCCAATGCCGCATCGCTGACAGGAAAACTGTCACAGATGGCAAACGGTGCCGTTTATTCCGATGATGAGAGTATCCTGGAAATTCATCAGCGAAAATTGGACGCACTGGAGGATATTATCGAATCTGCAAATGGCAAGCCTATCCTTGTGGCATATTGGTTCCGGCATGATCTGGAACGTATCAAGAAACGCTTTGCTGTGAGGGAAATCAAGACAAGCCGTGATATTGCCGACTGGAATAACGGCAGTATCCCTGTTGCTGTTATTCATCCGGCATCTGCAGGACATGGACTGAACCTGCAAAGCGGCGGCTCTGCCTTGGTGTGGTTTGGTATTACCTGGTCTTTGGAATTATATCAGCAGACTAATGCCAGACTGTGGCGGCAGGGGCAGACGGCAGAAACTGTGGTCATTACACACATCATTGCCAAAGGCACCATTGATGAACGGATAGTAAAGGCTTTGAAAATGAAGGATACTTCACAGTCCGCCTTGATAGATGCCGTAAAAGCCAATCTATGAAAATCAGAGTCAACCTAAGACAATCCAAGCCAATCCGAGTGGACTATAAAATTTCGGAGGTAAGGATATGAGCATTATTTGGAAGTATTTAGACAAGCGTTCTGCGGCAGTGGACGCACTGAAAGATTACAGCAGCATGGAGTTTATCATTTCCAATACGAGCAGTGATATTAAAAACACTCGTGACAAAATGTGTGGTGTCCGCAGTCCACAGTTTGACGGAATGCCAAGGACACACAATCCGCAAGCAGGAGAAGAACGCATCTTAAAGGGCATCGAGGAAATCGACATCCTGCAGGAGCGTTACAGGCAGGCGGTGGAATACATGGAATGGTTCAAGCCTGCATGGGAACAGCTGAGTGAGGATGAACGATATGTGTTGGAAACCTTTTATAGTGAGGAAGGCAGTCAGACAGGAGCCGTTTACGAAATCTGCGACTATTTCCACATTGAGCGTTCTTCCGCGTACAACAAAAAGAACCGTGCTTTGGCAAAACTGGCGGTTTTGCTGTATGGCAAGTGATGAGTAATACCGTGGACGCATTATACGGTCTGGCCTGTTATAATGATAGTATGAAAAACTGCAAAGGGAGCAGATGCTGTGAGTAATACAGCGGACGCATTCCCCGGCAGAACGTGTTATACTTATATCATGAAAGACTGTAACAGAGAGCCTTGTGGGTCACACCGACCTGCAGGGCTTTTCTTATGCCCAAAAGGAGGTGAGCCAAGTGCCAAGAAAACCAAAACAGCCGTGTGCCTACCCCGGATGTCCGAAACTTACTGACGGCAGGTACTGTGAGGAACACCGAAAGCTGGAAGCCAAACGCTACGAGACGTACAGCCGTGACCCGTCAGTACGCCGCAAGTATGGCAGAGCGTGGAAACGAATCCGTGACAGCTATGTCAAGGAACATCCTTTCTGTGAACTGTGTTTTGAGAAAGGAATCCTTGTGCCTGTAGATGAGGTTCATCACAAGTTACCACTGTCAGAAGGTGGAACGCATGAGAGGTCTAACCTCATTGCTTTATGTAAGTCATGTCATGCAAAGATTCATGCCGAGCGTGGTGATTATCATGGAAGTAAAAAACATCGTGTTTACAGCTATGATAAGTGACCCCAGGGGCGGTCAGAATCTTAAATGTATCAAGGTTCTGGGGAACGGCGTGGGGTCTTGTGTGTGAAAAAGGCGAAATCAAAAGGGTAATAAAGCTGGCTACCCTTATAACTGTTTTTAGAAATTCAAAGGAGGAATATGAGACGTGCCGACAAAATCAAATAATATAGGCGGCCGTGGTGGTGCCAGACCTGGTGCCGGACGTAAGAAATCAGCTGTCAAAGAAAAAGCCAATAACGGAAATCCCGGCGGACGAAGATTAGAGGTTCTAGATATTCCGGATGTGGAAGGTGTGGAGATGCCAAAGCCACATGACTTCTTATCAGCAGAACAAAGAGATGGATCAGAACTGCAGGCATCCGAGATCTATGAGGAGACGTGGCAGTGGCTGAAGAAGATAGGATGTGCATCAAAAGTATCCTCACAGCTGCTTGAAAGATATGCGATGTGTTCTGCTCGTTGGATTCAGTGTGAGGAGATGACCAATAAGCTAGGTTTTCTTTCCAAACATCCCACAACACAGAAACCTATACCATCTCCGTTTATCAATATTGGTATTAACTATATGAACCAGGCTGTAAGGCTGTGGAATGAAATATTTCAGATTGTGAAGGAGAACTGCAGTACCGATTATGACGATGTTGCTCCACAGAATGATTTGATGGAGAGACTCCTAAGAGCGAGAGAAGGGAGAAAGTAAAAATGATTGAAAAAGTAAATCCAATGCACCCTGATAAAATCTGTGACAGGATTGCAGGTGCTATTGTAGATTTGGCATATAAGAAACAGGAAAATCCGAAGATTGCAGTTGAGGTGCTTATCGGTCATGGCTATGGTCATGTGGTGATCGAAACTTCCGCACCTTTGGAAAAAGAAGATGTAGCATTTATCGTGGATCGAATGGCACCGGGCATCCGTGTGTTTATTCAGATCGTTCCGCAGGATGTGCATCTTGCAAATAATCAGTCGAAGGGAATGAGATGTGGTGACAATGGAATCTTCAAAGGTGTGCCACTGACAGAGGAACAGAAAGCACTCTCTAAGATTGCAAGAGAAATCTACACTTCTTATCCTACGGACGGAAAGTACATTCTTGATGAGGCAAGACTGATCATCTGTCAGAGCAATGCAAAAACTACAGATTTGAAAAGCACATATCCAAATGCTGAAGTCAATCCGCTCGGTGATTGGACTGGCGGCATTGATGTAGATTCTGGTGCGACCAACAGAAAGCTTGGAAGCGACATGGCGGAATCTGTGACAGGCGGAGGTCTTCATGGCAAGGATCTTTCAAAGGCAGATGTGTCAGTCAATATCTACGCATTCCTAAAAGCACAGGAAACAGGAAAGCCTGTAGAAATCTGCTGTGCCATTGGTGATGATACAATCGATGGAATCCCATATCAGGACATCGTGAATATTGCAAAAGATTACATAGACTCTGTAGGTGGATTTGAAAAATTCGCTGAGTGGGGTCTTTTTTAGTGGAGGTGGCTATGAGTAAGACAACTACTGAGATGCAGCTTGTAGCTGTATCAAAACTAATTCCTTATGTGAATAATGCAAGAACTCATTCTGCCGAGCAGGTAATGAAACTTCGTTCTTCTCTTCGTGAGTTCGGTTTCATCAATCCTGTTATCATTGACCGAGAGTTTAATGTTATCGCAGGTCATGGAAGAATCCTTGCTGCAAAGGAAGAAGGAATACTTGAAGTGCCTTGTGTATTTGTGGACTACCTTACAGAAGCACAAAAGAAAGCGTATATTTTGGCAGACAACCGAATGGCAATGGATGCAGGATGGGACGAAGAGTTACTTCGTATTGAGATTGAGGCTCTCCAGAGTGAGGACTTTGATATCGGACTTACGGGATTTGACGAAAGCGAGATTGCGGATCTCTTTGGTTCGGATGATACTTCCGGGGTAAAGGATGATGACTACGATTTGTCAGCTGCACTTGAGAAAGCAGCATTTGTAAAGCGTGGTGATATCTGGACAGTCGGAAGACACAGACTGATGTGTGGTGATGCGACTTCCTCAGAAGATGTAGCTGCACTTATGGGTGGTAAAAAAGCCAACCTTATCGTAACGGACCCGCCGTACAATGTGGCATTTGAAAGTTCCGATGGCTTATCCATAAAAAATGATAAGATGGCAAATGATAAATTCTATGAATTTCTGCTTTCCGCATTTAAGAACATGGCCGAGCATCTTGAAAAGGGTGGCTCGGCTTATGTATTTCATGCAGATACAGAAGGTCTTAATTTCAGAAAGGCTTTCATGGATGCAGGTTTTCATTTATCCGGGTGCTGCATCTGGGTAAAGAACTCTCTGGTGCTTGGCCGAAGTGATTATCAGTGGCAGCATGAACCAGTGCTTTATGGTTTCCTTCAGAATGGCAAACATTACTGGAGCAAGAGTGCCGGCAGAAATCAGACTACCATTTGGAATTTCGATAAGCCAAAGAAGAATAAGAATCATCCGACCTCAAAGCCACTTGACCTTCTTGCATATCCGATTGGAAATTCCAGTCAGGAGAACGCAATCGTCATCGACACTTTTGGTGGCAGTGGTTCAACCTTGATGACTTGTGAGAAGACCAGCCGTATCTGTCATACGATGGAATTGGATGAAAAGTATGCATCCGTTATTTTAAGAAGATATGTTGAGGATACCGGAGATGCAGAAGGTGTATTTGTAATCAGAGATGGTGAGAAAATCCCATACTCTGCACTGGTAAAAGAGGTGGAGGGTACAGATGGGGAAACAGAATAATTTGTCCCTTGGAAGTCTGTTTGATGGTTCTGGGGGTTTTCCTTTGGGAGGCTTGATTTCCGGCATTACCCCTGTGTGGGCATCGGAGATTGAGCCTTTTCCTATTCGTGTAACAACGAAAAGACTGCCACAGGTAAAACACTATGGAGACATCTCCAAGATGAACGGAGCAGATCTTGAGCCTGTCGATATCATCACTTTTGGCAGTCCATGCCAAGATATGAGTATTGCGGGCAAGCGCGATGGACTTTCAGGCTCCCGTTCTTCCCTGTTTTACGAGGCAGTCAGAATCATAAAAGAAATGAGGTGTAAGACAAATGGACAAAAACCAAGATTTATCGTCTGGGAAAATGTCCCTGGAGCGTTCAGTTCCAACAAGGGAGAAGATTTCCGAGCCGTCCTCGAAGAGGTCTGCAAAATCAAAGACGAATCAGTGTCTGTGCCTAAACCTAACAAATGGAATACAGCAGGCCGCATCTTGGGAGATGGTTACTCCGTTGCCTGGAGACAGTTTGATGCTCAGTTTTGGGGAGTACCCCAGAGAAGAAAACGTATCTACCTTGTCGCAGATTTTGCAGATTGGTGTGCCGGAAAAATATTATTTGAGTCAGAAGGCTTGTCTGGGTATTCTAAGACGAGCATCTCTTCGTGGCAAGGTTCTGCCGCCACTGTTAGAGAAAGCACTGAAAATGCAGGCATCGGCCTGATGTTTGAAAATCATGGACAAGATGCAAGGTATACGGGTCCCCTTGATGTATCGCAGACAGTTCTATCAACCTATGGAACAGGTGGAAATAATCAGCCGTTTATCGTGGAAGATATGAAAAGTTTTGATGTAAGGCTAACCTCCGAAGGTACAAGAAATGCAAGAAACAATGTGTATGAGACCGATACATCAAGAACCATTGATACGGGTGGAAACAGTCCCGATTCCAACCAAGGCGGTGTTGCAGTAGTCGCTTATGGCATCTGCTCCAAGGACAGCAATTCCATGAAATCAGCTAATCCCAAGAGTGGGTTTTATAAGGCTAACACAAGCAGAACGATTGATGGGAACGGTGGAAATCCAAGCTGCAATCAAGGTGGCATTGCTGTGATTGAAGGAAACGGAACTCGCCCATCACATAAGGGTGATGGTTATAAAGAATCAGATATTATGTATACGCTGAATGCCACAGAGCAACACGCAGTAGCTTTTGCTGATGTTCATGCCACATTGTCTGCGAATGACGGACCTAAAGGACCATCATCACAGATGCTTGGAACACCGGAAGAAAACTTTGTAGGAGAACCCGCCTATGGTATTGGCAGACCTGCAATGAACCAAGGATATAATGCGAAGTTCAGTTTTCAGATTGAAGAAGAGGTAGAACCGACTATAGTGGCAGCAGGTGCAAGTGGTGTAGCGCATCCAATCTACTGCACAAGTAAGAGTTCATACCATACCATTGCAGAAGAAAATCTAGCGGGTACATTGGTAGCAACAGATTATAAAGATCCTCCGATTGTAAACGAGCCGAGGTATATCGTAAGAAGATTAACGCCTACAGAATGTGCAAGGCTCCAAGGCTTCCCAGATTGGTGGTGTGATGATCTTGAAACAGAAAATCCCACAGATGAGGATATTTCACGATGGAGAGAAATCTTTCAGACCCATGCAGACGCAATGGGAAAGAAGACGAAGCCTAAGTCGGTTAACCAAATCAGAAAATGGCTGCAGAGCCCACATTCGGACTCAGCAGAATATAAGATGTGGGGCAACGGAGTGGCACTTCCAAATGTTGTATTTGTTCTTTCGGGGATAGCATATTATGCACAAAAGGAAGCAGAATAAATCGGCTCATATTCTACAGTTTTATTCACAGATATCGCTTGATATATCTGTGGTTTAGAGTGATATATGTAGTACCGAAAAACAAAGGAGGTACTCATTATGAGAGTAGAATTTAACAGAACAGGAGCTGAAAGAAAAGCACTGGTTACAGCCATTTCTGAAATCCTTGGAACCAAGGCAAAGTACATGGGAATGCCAACAACGGCTTATGACTTCGGAGGTCTTATTGTAGATAAGACAGGAGCATTGGAGTTCGAAGAGAACATCTTTCCAAAGGACATCAAAGACCTTTTGCAAAGTCTTGCAGAAAAAGGCTTTACCACTGAAAACAGCAAAGATTTGGAACAGGATAAAGATGTAAACAAAGAACCGGAAGAAACACCACATAGCGAAGATGTGGGGCTTACAGTGAGCGTTCCTCTTGAATACGTTAAGGTTGGCAATCTTACTAATCTTCTGGATGCAAAAGGTGACCTTATTAAAAAGGCACTGGGAACTGAAGAACTTCCGATTGAGATTACGGAAGATGCCATCACATTTCCTTGGTTTGAGACATTGCTGGATGTAGATATAGCAAAGACCTACACACGATTCATTTCCAAACTTTGCGAGATGAGCAAAAAGCAGAAGAGAATCAACAATACCGAAAATAAAGTCGAAAACGAAAAATACGCTTTCCGATGCTTTCTATTAAGACTTGGATTTATCGGTGATGAGTACAAAGCCGACAGAAAGATTCTGCTAAAGAATCTCAGTGGCTCATCTGCTTTCAAAAATGTAGCAAAGAAGGAGGTGCCGGACGATGAGATTTCCAAGTAAAGAGATTGTGGAAAGGGTACGCAGACAGTATCCTGTCGGATGTAGAGTACAACTTACCCACATGGATGATGTGCAGGCACCGCCGATTGGGACAAAAGGAACAGTTGTTGGTGTGGATGACACAGCAAGTATCATGGTTGCTTGGGATAATGGTTCGGGACTCAATGTAGTTTATGGGGAGGACAGTTGCAGAAAGCTTGATAGTGTGAAGGTCACTTGCTACGGCAGCACCGAAACATGGGATAGCAGAAAGGATGCGATGGAGTTTTACCTTCGAGCAATGGCATCATCCGAAGGCAGTGAACAAAGCAGATACACGAAGGTGTATACAGAACTTGCAATGGGACTGTCGGATTGTACAGACGAGGAGTAAGATTATGGATGAGAAGATAAAAGAACAGATTTTATATATCAGAGTCTCAGGTCTTACCAATATGTTTGATGTAACGATGGTTCAGAGGCTTGCCAATGAATATGGTTTCTACGAACTTGTGATTTTCCTAGAGGAAAATCGAGCAGATTATGTCCATTTCATCCTTTATGGAGAGACATAAAATACACAGTTATCTACTGAAATAATTGTTACATTTATGCCAGTAATTAACTTCCTATTATGTGCTTTTAGAGTGATATATAGTGTACCGAAAGGAAAAGAAAACACTTAGGAGGACATCACAATGAAGGAAATCAGAACATTTGAAAAGGCAATCGAAGAGAAGGCAAGAAACCTTAAGGACGCAAGAATCAATCCTACACTTTTCTGGGCATACAAAACTTCCAAAGAAGAATCTGGCAACGACCTTATTAATTTTAACGAGGTCATTTGGGATTACGACATCAAAGAGATTGCAGACTGCTTAAGAGCAGAAGGCATTACAGAGTTTACCATCAGTTCAACATTTTCAAGCCTTATCGAAACCCTCGCAGCATTTGAGAAAGAAGGCATTTGCATGAACGGACTTACAACAGTCAACGCAAGACACACCGACTGGAAGACTGGAGAGCATGCAAGAATTCCAGCAATCAAGATGGAGGTGAGATAAGCATGTGGTCAGAAGGAACAATCGGAATTCCTAAGAAGGATGGCGGATACAAGAACGTAAAATACTGGGTGAAACATTTTGAAGAACCCAGCGAGGACTACGGCATCAATGACGGTAAGATTTCCAAACTGAGCCTTAAGATGGATGGAGAATGGATTGCCAACTACGACAGAGGATGGGATATTGAGCCGACCTGCGAAGAGGCGGAACTTGCTCTTTGCATCCTTTTAAATGATTTTAACTAGACTGAATAACGAAATGTTATCGGGAACGGAAGCTGAAAGGCTTCTGTATCTCGTATAGAAATATTTATTGGTGTCACCGATGATGGTGGCTATTTTTATTTGTGGAGGTGATGGCAAATGAGAAAACTGAAAAAGTATAAACCCACGAAGCTTATGGCGAAGTCTTCTCATTACGATAAGCAAATGGCAGATTATGCTGTTAGCTTTATTGAGGAACTATGCCATACCAAAGGAACGTGGGCAGGAAAGAAATTTGAATTGATAGACTGGCAGGAACAGATTATTAGAGATCTATTTGGAGTATTAAAGCCAAACGGATACAGACAGTTCAACACAGCTTATATTGAAATACCCAAGAAACAAGGAAAATCGGAACTTGCAGCTGCCGTTGCACTTCTTCTTTTATGTGGTGATGGAGAAGAAAGAGCGGAAGTGTACGGATGTGCAGCAGACAGAAATCAGGCAAAAATTGTATTTGATGTTGCCGTTGACATGATAAGGTTCTGTCCGGCTCTTATGAAAAGAGTGAAGATACTGGAGTCGCAAAAGAAGCTGATATATAAGCCAACCAACAGCTTTTATCAAGTTTTGTCGGCGGATGTTGCAAATAAGCATGGCTTTAATACGCACGGAGTAATCTTTGATGAGCTTCATACGCAGCCGAACCGAAAACTCTATGACGTAATGACACAAGGAAGTGGTGACGCAAGAATGCAGCCACTGTACTTTCTGATTACCACGGCCGGAAATGATACCAATTCCATTTGCTATGAGATACATCAGAAAGCGCTGGATATTCAGGCGGGAAGAAAGGTTGATCCGACATTTTACTCTGTTATCTATGGTGCAGATGAATCAGAAGATTGGACAGACCCTAAAGTATGGCAGAAAGCCAATCCGTCTCTTGGCATTACGGTTGCTATGGAAAAAGTAAAAGCTGCCTGTGACTCTGCAAAGCAGAATCCGGGAGAAGAAAACTCCTTCAGACAGCTGAGACTGAATCAATGGGTAAAACAATCGGTACGATGGATGCCAATGGATAAATGGGATGCCTGTAACTTTAAGGTCGATGAAGATGAACTGGAAGGACGTGTTTGCTACGGAGGTTTGGATCTTTCATCTACAACGGATATTACAGCATTTGTGCTTGTGTTCCCACCTCTTGATGATGATGACAAGTTTGTAGTTCTCCCTTATTTCTGGGTGCCGGAAGACACCCTTGACCTTCGAGTGCGAAGAGACCATGTTCCCTATGACCTGTGGGAACGAAAATGTTATCTGCAGACAACCGAAGGTAATGTTGTTCACTATGGCTACATCGAGAATTTCATAGAAAGTCTTGGTGAGAGATTCAACATCAGAGAGATTGCCTTTGACCGTTGGGGAGCAGTGCAGATGGTTCAGAATTTGGAAGGCATGGGATTTACCGTTGTGCCTTTCGGACAGGGATTCAAGGATATGAGTCCACCGACCAAGGAACTGATGAAGCTTGTGCTTGAACAAAGAATTGCACATGGTGGTCATCCAGTTTTAAGGTGGAATATGGATAACATCTTTATTCGTACTGACCCCGCAGGAAACATCAAGGCAGATAAGGAAAAATCAACTGAAAAGATTGACGGTGCCATTGCAACAATCATGGCACTTGACAGAGCAATCAGATGTGGTAATGAAGTGACTGAATCGGTCTACGATACACGAGGCTTATTAGTCTTTTAATTTGGAAAGGTAAGGTGACTAGAATGGGAATTCTAAAAGGCTTGTTTAGGACAAGAGATGCTCCCACAAACAGAACAAGTGGCAGTGCATATAGCTTTTTTATGGGCAATAGCACGAGTGGAAAAAGAGTAAATGAACGCTCTGCCATGCAGATGACTGCCGTTTACAGTTGTGTCCGTATCTTGTCAGAAGCAGTGGCAAGCCTGCCATTACATTTTTATAAATATGATGAGAACGGAAGTAAGGTAAAAGCTACAGAGCATCCACTTTATATATTGCTCCATGATGAGCCGAATCCTGAAATGACAAGCTTTGTTTTTAGGGAAACCCTTATGACGCATCTTCTATTGTGGGGAAATGCCTACGCACAGATTATCAGGAATGGCAAGGGAGAGATTATCGCACTGTATCCGCTCATGCCGGACAGGATGAAAGTGGACAGAGATGAACACGGGCATCTGTATTATGAATACCAGATAAGTTCAGATGATGCCCCAACCAATAAAGGATCTTCTGTTAAGCTTGCTCCTGATGAGGTCATGCATATTCCGGGACTTGGCTTTGACGGTCTTGTAGGTTACTCGCCTATTGCAATGGCCAAGAATGCTATCGGTCTTGCAATTGCAGCTGAAGAGTATGGCAGTAAGTTTTATGCCAATGGTGCTGCACCAAGTGGAGTGCTTGAACATCCAGGAACATTAAAAGACCCATCAAAGGTAAGGGACAGCTGGTCACAGACTTTTGGTGGTAGTGCAAATTCGCATAAGGTGGCTGTTCTGGAAGAAGGAATGAAGTACACACCAATTTCCATTTCTCCGAACGAAGCACAGTTTTTAGAAACAAGAAAATTTCAGATTGATGAGATTGCTCGAATTTTCAGAGTACCTCCACACATGGTAGGTGATCTTGAGAAGTCGAGCTTTTCTAATATTGAGCAACAGTCACTTGAATTTGTGAAATACACTCTTGACCCTTGGGTATCAAGGTGGGAGCAGAATATGGCTCGTTCTCTGTTAACAGCAGAGGAAAAACAGAATTATTTTATCAAGTTTAATGTAGACGGACTTCTTCGTGGTGACTATCAGAGCCGAATGAACGGTTATGCCACTGCAAGACAGAATGGCTGGATGTCTGCCAATGACATAAGGGAGCTCGAGAATCTCGACAGGATTCCTGCCGAACTCGGTGGTGACCTTTATCTTATCAACGGCAACATGACCAAGCTTGAAGATGCAGGTATCTTTGCTGCAAGCCCGGATACATCAAACGGAGAGGAGAAGACAGATGAAGAACAAGAAGTTCTGGAACTGGAAGAGCCGAAAGACTCTGAACCAGGCAAACGAAGAAGTCGCAGAACGAGTCCTTGAGTTACACGGCACCATTGCCGAAGAGAGCTGGTTTGATGATGATGTCACACCACAGCTTTTCAAGGATGAGTTGAATGCCGGAAGTGGAGATATTACCGTATGGATTAATTCTCCTGGTGGTGACTGTGTGGCTGCGGCTCAGATCTACAATATGCTCACACAGTACAAAGGAAATGTCACAGTGAAGATTGATGGTATTGCAGCATCGGCAGCATCGGTCATTGCAATGGCTGGAAATACAGTAATGATGTCACCTGTTTCCATGATGATGATTCATAATCCTGCAACCGTAGCATTCGGTGACCATGCAGAAATGCAAAAAGCAATCGATATGCTTGCAGAAGTGAAAGAGTCCATCATCAATGCCTATGTGATTAAGACCGGTCTTTCAAGGTCAAAGCTTAGTCACTTGATGGATGCAGAGACCTGGATGGATGCCAACAAGGCCGTTGAACTTGGCTTTGCTGATGACATCATTACAAGAGCAGAAACAAAACCGAATACGGATCCCGAAGAAGAGGATGAAGATGATGAAAGCACCGAAGAGAAGGAAAAGAAACCAACGGATTCGATGCTTTTTTCACGCAAGGCAGTAAACAATGCTCTTATGAACAAGCTGGCAAAACACTATGTCCAGTCTAAAGAAACCGTAACAAAGCAGGCAGAGATTTATGCACCTGCAAACAAAGGCACTTCTGCAAAGGAGATTAAGGAGCGTCTGGACTTTATTAAGAAATTCATTTAAGGAGGAATTCTATTATGACTATTAAGGATTTAATCGAAAAAAGAGCAAAAGTGTGGGAAACTGCAAAGAACTTTGTGGAAACTCACGAAGACAAGAATGGTGTGCTTTCTGATGAGGATACAGCAACCTACAACAAGATGGAGAAGGAAATCGAGGATTTGACAGTTGCCATCGACCGTCAGCAGAGAGCAGAACGCAGAGAAGCAGAACTTGCAAAGCCTGTTAATTCTCCGATTACCGGTAAGCCTTTTATGGGTGATGCCAAGGAAGTAAAGAAGGGTCGTGCTTCTGATGCTTATAAGGATGCGATGCTTTCTGCAATGCGTTCTAATTTCCGTAATGTAAGCAATGTACTTCAGGAAGGTGTAGATGCCGATGGTGGTTACCTTGTACCGGAAGAGTACGACCGCAGACTTATCGATGTGCTTGATGGTGAGAACATCATGCGTAGCCTTGCTACAAAGATTACTACTGCAGGTCAGCACAAAATCAACATCGCAGCTACCAAGCCTGCAGCAGCATGGATTGAGGAAGGTGGAGCATTATCTTTTGGTGATGCAACATTCGATCAGATCTATCTTGATGCCTACAAGCTTCATGTAGCAATCAAGGTTACTGAAGAGTTGCTATATGACAATGCCTTCGGTCTTGAAAACTACATCATCACTCAGTTCGGTAAGGCTTTAGCAAATGCTGAAGAGGATGCCTTTCTTAACGGAGATGGTAAGGGCAAGCCGACTGGCATTTTTGCTAAGACTGGTGGCGGTCAGATTGCTGGAACACTTACAGCTGCAATCAAGTCCGATGACCTTATCGACCTTGTGTATGGACTCAAGAGACCTTATCGTAAGAAAGCTTCTTTCATCATGAATGATGCAACACTTGCTTCTCTTAGAAAGCTTAAGGATAACAACGGAGCATATATCTGGCAGCCTTCATACAAGGAAGGAGAACCGGACAGAGTGCTTGGCTATGCTGTTCACACTTCTGCTTTTGCACCTACAAATGCGATTGCATTCGGTGATTACAGCTACTACAACATCGGTGACCGTGGTTCTCGTTCTTTTGCAGAACTTCGTGAACTTTTCGCTGGTAACGGCATGGTTGGTTATGTAGCCAAGGAAAGAGTTGATGGTAAGCTTATCCTTCCTGAAGCGGTTAAGATTTTAAAACTTAAGGAAGAAACACAGGCGGCAGGTAAATAAGATTTAAACCAATAATGTGTGACACTTTATGACGGCTATTTACTATCCTTTTCTAAAGGGATAAAAAATTAAGCCTATATATAGATATAGGGAATGCCAGTCATAAGGTGTCACAGTCTTTTTCAGAGGTGGTGATAGATATGATTGTAAATCTTGATGAGATGAAGGGTTACCTTCGAGTGGACTTTGATGACGATGATGCACTTATCGAAAATTTTGTAACAACCGGGCAGAATCTCTGTGCAGATATAGCCAGGTTATCCGTGGATGAACTTGGTGCGATTCCATCATCAAAGATTGCTGTCATGTATGCAGTTGCCTATCTGTATGAACATCGAGAAGATGCAGACCACCATCAGCTTACTATTTCCCTTCGCTCACTGCTTGAAGGTGTAAGAAGGAGTGTGTTCTGATGGATATTGCTCTTTTGAATGTGAAGATTACCGTGCAGAAGAATGAAACTGTTGTAGATGCCATCGGCAATCATAAGAATACTTGGACTGACTATCACACCTGCTTTGCAACGGTAAGTGGCGAAGGTGGTTCTGAAAAGAGTGTGGCAGGTCTTATTGTAGATGATTCGGATATTTCTTTTACGGTCAGATATTGTAAGGCTCTTGTAGACCTTGATGTTACAAAACACAGAGTTATATTTGAAGACTCCCTTTATAACATCGTTTCTATTGACCACATGAACTATAAGAAGAAATGCCTGAAACTGAAATGTGAGAAAGTGAGGAGATAGTGATGACAAATGTAAAGATTGATAACCTTGCAGATGAAATCATGAACGGTCTCAAGGAATATGCAGATCTGGCTACGGATGATTTAAAAAAATCTGTAAGGAAGGCAGGAAATACAGTAAGAAAAGATATCGCTGCATCTGCCCCAAAGGATACAGGAGCCTATGCGAAGAGCTGGTCAGTCAAGAAAACGAAGGAAACTTCAAATTCACTTGAACTGACGGTACATTCCAAGAACAGATATCAGCTTGCCCATCTTCTTGAACACGGTCACGCAAAACGTGGTGGTGGAAGAGTGGCTGCAAGACCTCACATTGCTCAGGCAGAAGAGAATGCGATTGAAACATTGGAAACAGAAATTGCAAGAGCACTTGGAGGTATGTGATGGAAGAACTGTTACAGATTATTAAAGAAATGGACATTCCGTTTGCATATGACCATTTTGCAGAGGGCGAAAGTCCAGATCCACCGTTTATCTGCTATCTCTTGCCCGGCAGTGATAACTTTGTAGCTGATGGAAGAGTGTATCTAAAGGTAAACGAAGTCCATATAGAACTGTATACCGATTTGAAGGACTTGTCGGTAGAACAGAAAGTTGAATCCGTGCTTGACAGTCACGGCATTTTTTATGACCGTTTGGAAACATGGATTGAAAGTGAAAAGATGTATGAAGTCCTATATTCATTTGAAATGGAGGCATAAAAGCTATGGGTAATAAAGTAAAATACAACCTTAAAAACGTCCATGCAGCAAAGCTGACAAGGACAGAGGATGGTGGCTATTCCTATGAAACACCAAGAGCAATTCCCGGTGCAGTAAGCATCAGTTTGGATGCAGAAGGTGATACTTCGCCATTCTATGCGGATGGTATCGTGTATTTCCGTTCTGTATCTAACAACGGTTATAGCGGTGATTTAGAGATTGCCCTTATTCCGGAATGGTTTAGAACTGACATCCTTAAGGAGGAACTTGACAAGAATGGTGTTCTTGTAGAAAATTCCAAGATTGCTGAGATGGAGAAGTTTGCACTGCTTTTTGAATTTGATGGTGATGCAAAGTGCATCCGTCATGTTATGTATAACTGCACGGCATCTCGTCCTTCTATCGAATCTGAAACAAAGGAAGATACCATTGAACCTGGTACTGAGAAGTTGTCTTTGACAGCAGACCCTAGAGAAGATGGTCTTGTAAAGAGTAGAACCGGAGATACAACTACGGATGCAACTTACAACGATTGGTACAAGGCAGTCTATGTTCCAATAGCAAAGACCGCTTCTGAATCATCTGCTTCGACAGGAGGTAAATAATTATGCTGAAGAAAGTAATTAATGTTGGTGACAAAGAGGTGGCATTCCGCTCCTCGGCCACTGTTCCAAGATTATATCGTGCAAAGTTCAAACGAGATATCTTCAAGGACTTAGCGAAGTTGGAAAGCTCCTATAAAGACAGTAAGGAAGAGGGAGAGGAGTTCGCTATCGATGATTTGGAAATCTTCGAGAACGTGGCATATATCATGGCATATCATGCGGACAACACCATCCCAGATAATATCGATGATTGGCTTGACCAGTTTGAGATGTTTTCTATCTATGAGGTACTTCCGGAGATCCTTGCTCTTTGGGGAACGAATCTTATCACGGACATTGACTCTAAAAAAAACTTAAACGCAGTAGCAGGGAGATGACAACACCCTTGTTCCTCTTGCGTTGCTTAGAAATCGGCCTTTCCATCCGAGACTTGGATTATCTGACCATTGGTATGGTAATGGATATTTGGACGGAGAAGGGAAACGATTCTGTAAAATATGACAGTATTGCAACGCAGGAGGACTTTGACAAGTTCTGATGGCTCGGACGAATCCGAGCTTTTATTATGCAATTTTTTAAGGAGGTAGACGCCAATGGCAAACAGAATTAAGGGTATCACTGTCGAAATTGGCGGTGATACTACCAAACTGCAGACAGCGCTTAAAGGAGTCAACGGTCAGATTAAAAATACGCAGTCCGCATTAAAAGATGTACAAAAGCTATTAAAACTTGATCCGACTAATACAACACTTCTTGCGCAGAAGCAGAAACTTCTGACACAGGCAATTGGAGAAACCAAGGAAAAATTAGCAACTCTTAAGACAGCAGCCCAGCAGGCAAATGAACAGCTGCAGAAGGGTGAGATTTCACAGGAGCAGTACGATGCTCTTCAACGTGAAATTGCCGAGACGGAAGCTGAACTTAAAAAGCTGGAGTCACAGGCATCCAAGACCAATCAGACACTTACAAAAATCGGAGAAGCAGGGTCAAAGGTGGAATCCTTTGGTAATGGTGTTACGAATGTTGGAAAGAAAGTATCTGTTACATCGGCAGCAGTCACTGCGATGGGCGGTGCTGCTGTAAAGACAGCTGCTGACTTTGAATCTTCTATGAGCCAGGTACAGGCAACAATGGGAATTACCAAAGACTCTATGTCTAAGGTAAATGGTCAGTCTGTTAACACAATGGATACTTTGTCAGATTTGGCAAAGACAATGGGAGCTAAAACAGCTTATTCTGCAAGTGAATGTGCCGAGGCACTTAATTACCTTGCTCTTGCCGGATATGATACGCAGGAGATGTGCGATACTCTTCCAACAGTTCTGAACTTAGCGGCTGCAGGTAATATTGATTTGGCATCTGCATCTGATATGGTAACGGATGCTATGTCTGCTTTGGGAATGGAAACTTCTGATGCCAACAAGATGGTCGACCAGATGGCAAAGACTGCATCAAGCACAAATACATCGGTAGGACAGCTTGGTGAAGGAATCTTAACTATCGGTGCAACAGCAAAGACAGTCAAAGGTGGAACTGCAGAATTAAATACAGCACTTGGTATCTTGGCGAATAATGGTATCAAGGGAGCGGAAGGCGGTACGCATCTTCGAAATGTCATCCTTTCCTTACAGAATCCTACGGATAAAGCCGCTGCTCAGATGGAGGCTCTTGGTGTATCTGTATTTGACTCTCAGGGTAACATGAGAAGTTTGAATGATATCCTTGGTGATCTGAATAAAAGTATGGATGGCATGACTGCCGAAGAAAAAGCCAATATAATCAGTAAGATTTTCAACAAAACCGACTTATCTTCTGTAAATGCTCTGTTAGCAAATACGGGAGATACCTGGGATGAGTTGCAGACTTCCATTGAAAACAGTGGTGGTGCAGCACAGCAGATGGCAGATACACAGCTTGATAATCTTTCTGGACAGCTTACGATTTTGAAATCTGCTGTGGAAGGTTTCGCCATTTCTATTGGTGAAACATTGATGCCGATGGTAAAAAACATCGTGGCAAAACTACAATCCTTCGTAGATTGGCTTAATAACCTGGATGAAGGTACAAGGCAGGTCATCGTAAAGATTGGTCTGTTTGTGGCGGCATTGGGTCCGTTCCTTGTCATATTGGGAACAGTCATATCGAAGGTCGGAGTTTCCATGCAGGCTTTCAGTAAACTTGGACTAAAGATTTCCGGTGCAATCACAAATGCCGGAGGACTTTCTGCAGCAATGGGAAAAGTCGGTACTGCGATAATGGGAATCAATCCTGTTGTGGTTGCGATCGTAGCTGCCATTGCACTTTTAGTCGGAGCGTTTGTACATCTTTGGAATACCAATGAGGGTTTCAGAGATAGCATCATCGCAGTTTGGGAGAGAATAAAAACGATATTTTCCGAGTTCGCACAGGGGATTACCGACAGACTGAATGCACTTGGATTTGATTTTGAAAACTTCAAAGAAGTGGTATCGGCTATCTGGAATGGATTCTGTAATCTGCTTGCTCCGGTGTTTGAAGGGGTGTTTACACAGATTGTCAATATCCTGGAAGGTGTCCTTGGAGTTATCACAGGACTTCTTGATGTGTTTATCGGCATATTCACGGGCAACTGGTCACAGGTATGGACTGGAGTAAAAGAAATCTTTGGATCTGTCTGGGATTTTATCAAGAACACATTTACAAATTACATGAATGTCATTAAGGGTGTGGCAAATACCGTTCTCGGATGGTTTGGAACTACATGGGAAGAAGTATGGACGAATGTATCTAACTTCTTCTCTGGTATTTGGAATGGTATTACATCTTTCTTAAGTTCTGCCTGGGAAACGATAAAAAATGTGGTTCAGACTGGTGTCATGCTGATCGGCTCTATTTTAGAGGCAGCCTTTACGATTATCACACTTCCTTTCCAGTTGACATGGGAGAACTGTAAGGGAGTCATCACGGCAGCATGGAATGCTATGAAGTCAACCGTGACTACCGTTATCAATGCGATTAAATCCGTGATCAGCACAGTGCTGAATGCAATAAAAACTGTATTCACTACGATATGGGATGCAATCAGTACGAAGGTATCAACAGTTGTGAATGCCATCAAAAATACAGTCAGCAATGTTTTTAATGCCATCAAGGGTACGGCATCGACCGTATGGAATGGCATCAAGACAACGATAGGCTCTGTGGTGGATGGAATCAAAACAAAGGTATCTACGGTTTTCAATTCAGTGAAAAGCACTGTATCAAATGTTTTCAACGGAATCAAGAGTACAGCCACATCTGTTTGGAATGGTATCAAGAGTGCCATCACCACACCGATTGAGGCTGCAAAGAATACTGTGAAGTCTGCATTAGATAGGATCAGTGGTTTCTTCTCAAACTGCAGATTAAGTCTTCCCCACATTAAACTTCCACATTTCAGTATTTCAGGCAGCTTTTCTGTTGCACCTCCAAGTGTTCCACATTTGTCAGTATCCTGGTATAAGAACGGTGGTATCATGACGAGTCCGACTGTATTTGGAATGAATGGAAGTTCTTTGATGGCAGGAGGAGAAGCGGGTCCTGAGGCTATTCTTCCTCTTTCCGGTTTCTACAAACAGCTGGAGGCCATGCTTGACAACAAACTGAATTTTGGAGGAATGGAAAAATACCTTGCAATCATTGCGGATAACAGTGGTAAAGGTATCTACCTTGATGATGGAACACTGGTAGGCAGATTGCTTCCGGCAATTGACAGTGGGTTAGGAAAAACACAGAAAATGAATGCGAGGTTAAGCTTATGACACCAGATATTTTAATAAATGGAATCTCAATGGCTGGACTTGGCTGGATAAGGGAGTCTATTGATTTCCCTGCGCCTGAACCTCAAATGGAAACCATAACGGTTCCGGGAAGAAATTCACCAATAAGATATACAGAGGCTCTGGGGCGCGTGTCCTATGAGCCCCGTTCTTTTGAGGTGGTGCTTACGATGCTTGGAAATCGAAATGCTTATAACCAGATGGCAGAACTACTTATCAATTCCTTTCAGGGACAGCTTGTCAAAGTAATATGCAGTGAAGAACCTGAACTTTATTCGTATGGAACGATAAAGGTTGTATCTTCCTATGATCCAAAGGAAGGAAGAGGAGAGGCTGTTATCTCAACATCGGATGCAGATTCTTACCGATATCATATTGATGATACGACTATTACGATTCAGGGTACGGCACAGGCAAAGCTTATGAATGATTATATGCCGGTGATTCCAAAAGTAACTACCACAAAAGAAACAACACTGCGATGGAAGATTGGAACAGATGCATTTGAAAAGACAGTCAGTGCAGGAACCTGGGAGTTCCCGGAACTGGAACTTACTTCTGGAGAAAATACAGTATCTGTTACCAGCGAAGGAGTCACAACCTTCATGTTTAAGGAGGGAAGGCTATGAGTTTGTTCAGAGTTTATGTGGACGATGATGTTTTTTATCATCCAAGTCTGTCCCGCCTTTCAATCACAGAGGCAAAGGTATCGGAAAATGCGGAAAGCATTGACAGTTTAACGTTATCTGCTCCTCATAATCATCCTTACATCGATTCCATTCATCCGTTATCGTCAATCATTACCTGCAGGCTTGATGATGAGATTGTCTTCGAAGGAAGGGCAATTGATGATGGAACAGATTTTTATAATACGCACACATGGACTTGTGAATCGTGTCTTTCTTATCTGAAAGATACGCTGCAAAGACCTTTTGAATACAAAGGTCCCTTAAAAGGCCTGCTGGAATATTTCATCCAGGAGCATAATTTGTCCGTGGAAGAGAAGAAACAATTTCTGATAGGGATAGTGACCGTAACCGATGAGAATGACTATATCTCATACAGTAACAGCGATTATTCCGTTACGATGGATGCCATAAAAAATAAGTTGATCGATACCCACGGAGGATACCTTCGTGTCAGATACCAGGGAGATTATAAATATCTTGATTATCTGAAAGATTTCACAGAAATCTGCAGTCAGTCTGTTGAGTTTGGAAAGAATCTCATGGATGTGAAGATTACGAAAGACCATGCCGAAAGAGTCACAGCATTGATTCCTTTTGGTGCAAAGAGAACGGAAGAAGATGAAGAAGGCAATGTCCATGAACTGGATGAGCGAATTGACATTACAGAAGTAAATCATGGATTGAATTATGTCTATGACGAAGATGCCGTGAAAGAAATCGGCTGGATTTGGACAACGGAAGTCTGGGAGGATGTCACAAAGCCTTTGAATCTTCTTAAGAAATCAAAGGCAAGAGTAAAAGAACTTGCTGCCGGAATCATCAGCATGGAACTGAAGATTATTGATGAATCGGACAGTGATTCACTTATGGATGATATCCGCTCCCGTATGTATGTGAACTGCTATTCTAAGCCGCATGGTATTGATGGGAGATATCTCGTCTTAAGCAGACAGAGGGATTATTTAAATCCATCGGGAAACACAATTACAATCGGTGCTACAAATGTGACATTAACATCTGCATCGGTGAAACAGAATAATAATATTCTTTCGTTGGAAAATGACATCATCGGTCAGACTTCCAAGATAGAGAAGATATCCGGGAAGATTGATGATATCAATGCATCAAAAATGTATCGTACTGAGCTGGTGGTAGATGGAGTCAGCATCTTTAAGAACAAAGGTCAGTCCAGCACCATGCGATGCAGGGTCTATTCCTGGGATAAAGAGATAACAGATACCCTTGATGCATCTGCTTTTGTATGGCATAGAAATTCAAACAATCGTGATGCCGATGCTGACTGGGACAAATCACATATAGGTATCAAAACAATAACGATAACTACAGAAGACGTGCAGGATAATGCATCGTTTTTCTGCGAGGTTACAGTATAAGGAGGAAATGAAATGCCAACTGTATTAACTTCAAGCCAGCAGACTTTTGTGGACATCACTGACCAGAGAAAACTGTCGGCTTATATTACTTCAAATTTACCAAAGACGCAGTCGGAAGACCCAAACGTTCTTCCACATACTTATGCTCCAAGCTGGGCATCCACAAACCTGAAATTGACTCCCGTAGTATTCCTCGACCAAACGAGTGTGGCACTGAATGCTTCGGGACTTACGATTTCTTGGAAAAGAAAGGATGGAACGTCTGCAGAAACCAACCTGACAGCCGGAGAGACTGTATCCGGTGGGGTTCTTACTGTTAGTCAGGATAAGCTGTCAGCTTCTGATTCTGGGATGATTACTTATATCTGCTATATCAGTTATTACGATTCCGAGACAAAGAACACGGTCAATATTTCTTCGGACATCACCTATACACTTGTAAAGAATGCTGCCAATGCAAAACTCTGCTATGTGACGAGTGATACCTATGTATTTAAGTATGACACTTCATCTGCTTTGGTGGGAGCAACACAGGCCACGCTTTCCGCACAGGTGCAGGGAGTTACCATTGGAAAATGGCAGTACAAGAACAGTTCCGGTGCATGGGCAGATTATCCAACCACATCCGACAATACGAGCATTACGGGAGGAACACTTGTAGTAAAACCTGCTCATTCCGTATTTAACAATAATGTGGCTCAGATCCGTGTGACAACTTCTGATACAGATGTGTTTGATACCATTACCATCAGCAAGATTTATGATGGTGCAAAGGGTGACAAGGGTTCTACTGGTTCAACAGGAAGTGGCGGACTTTCCGTTGTTCTTGGTAATGAAACACAGGCAATTGCGTGTACATCTGCAGGAAAGACATCTGCAGCATCCACAATCAGTATTCCGTTTACTGGCTATGTTGGAATTACACAGACAACAACTACCTGCACAGTAGGGACACTTCCAACAGGTATTACGCTGAAAACAAATACAGCTGCAACAGCAAGTGCTGCCGGAAAGATTGAACTTTCGGTGGCTGCATCTTCTGATCTTGGAGGTGCATCAACTTTAACCGGTGACATCACTCTGACCTTTACGATTTCTGGTAAGACGGTTACAAAGGTCTTTACCTGGACAAAATCCAAAGCAGGAAGCAACGGTGCATCTGCTGTTGTTTTTTCAGTGTATGCTCCAAACGGAACAGTTGTGCAGAACCAGTCAGGCAAGCTTACTCTTGCGACATCCGCATATCTTGGAACAACGGCTATCACAAGTGCGACTTATCAATGGGCAAAATATGTGAATGGTACATGGACAAATATCAGTGGGGCAACTTCCTCTACTCTTGAGGTGTCCGGCTCTGATATCGTAAACATTCAGTCTTATAGATGCACGATGACCTACTCAAGCAAAGCATATGTTGATGTTATTACGGTGGAAGACAAATCTGACCCTTATGTATCGGAGATGCTATCCATCGGTGGTTTTACGGTAAAGAATAATCTCGGCGGAGTAGTTCCGTATATCATCGTAAGAAATAATCAGCAGGAAGTGGATCCGCTGCTTGGTACGATTAGTGAAACGGCACCGTCAAGTCCTAAGAGTGGTGATTTCTGGTATAAGATCGACCATTCTGCAAAGACAGTAACCCTGATGAAATACAGTGGAAGTGCATGGGCAAATGCGACTGAAAAGCAGAGCCTTACTTATACCTGGTACGCACAGGATAAGGGTGGTAAAGAAGTAAGCTTTGGTAAGACTGGAAAGGTCATTTATTTATCAGCAGCAAATATCGACAGTATTATGACCCTTCAGTGTGATGTATCCAATTAACTGAAGGAGGTGATCGTGTATGTCATTGCTAACGTGTTGCCAGCATACTTTTCAAAACTTCACGGGTTACGAGGAAAGCATCGATGAACTGAATAAGGTGGCAGATGCGCTGGTCAAAGAAGTAAACCAGACATCTGCTGAAATCGTAAAGACATCCGAGCAGATAAGCAGTACGGTCGAACTGGTAAAAACAAAGGTTGATGGTTCTATGGTCGAGGAACTGGAAAGGCGAATGACGGATGTGGAGCAGGATGCCAATGGTATGCAAATTACGATTTCTTCGGTAAGTGCTGCCGTAGATAAGCAGGAGCAGGATTTGGAAAACTATAAATCTGAAACAAGCATCTATCTTAGATTTACCGAGAAAGGCATCAGTATAGGAAAACAGAATGCCGGAGATGAATCACCGTATTCGATTGTCATCGATAATGAAAAGATGAGCTTTCAGCAGAATGGAATGGAGGTTGCCTATATTCAATATAACAAGATGCACATCAATGCAATTGAAGCAATGGATAAGCTGAGTGTGGGAGCAGCATCAGATGGTGGATATTTTGATTTTATTTCCACACCTCAGGGAATGGGAATCAAATGGAGAAATGTATAGAAAGGAGATAGTCTATGAGCTTAACAACTAGAAAACTGACAAAGTCGCTGTATTATCTTACGGCGAATGGATCGGTAAGCGGAGCCACAACGAAGCTGTCGATTGTGTTTCAGGCATCGACCGCAATATATGGTGCGGATTCAAAGAATGGAGTGGCAATCTATGTGGATGGAGCAAAACAGAGTCCAACATGGACCGTCAATAAGAGCGAAGATTTTATGGGAACTAAGAAGTATACAAAGATGACCAGTTCGACATTATCGATCAGCAAACCATTTTTCACACTGAAAATCACTGTAGATGGATCGGAGCTATATGAAGAAGTGTTTTCGTTTTATGAGATTGAAAAAGCCGGGAACGGCATCCGTGCGTCTGGCGGCTTGATGAATGGAAGCACAGCGTCTTCGGTGAAATTTGACTGCACATCTTCGGATGCATCCTATAAGGCAACCTTTAAATTAGGATCATACAGCAACACGATAAGCTCCTCCGCATCATTGATTTCTTATGCAATTCCAATCAGTTGGTGTAATGCAGTGACGGATGATATCACTGGAGCTGCAAGTATTACAGGACAGGTTTTGTTTGGAGGAAAAGTGTACAAGACATTTACAGCTAATCTTACGGTATCTGTTCCGGACACTGTAATTCCCAGTATTTCGTCCGTAACGTTTTCAGATGTGGATGATTCTGTAGTTCCTTCTTCGTGGGGAATTTATGTACAGGGACAAAGCGGGCTTAAACTGAAATCAATTAGCTGCGCAGGGGCATATGGTTCGGAAATTATAAGCGTGAAAATGACAGCAGACAGCAGGATTAGGATAACGGATTATCCGGAACTTCCGGAAATTGATCATATTTCACAAAGTGGAGAAATAAGCGTCATGGTCACTGTGACAGACAGCAGAAATAGGGCAGTAAACAAGAGTGCTGTTGTTTCAGTTGTGCCATATGCATCTCCCAAATTATCTAGTATAAAGAGCGAGCGGTGTAATGCATCGGGGGAAACAGATAATGATGGAACATACTTTTTAAGTACGACTTCTGCCGTATTTTCTTCCTGCTTGGGAAAGAATGTGCTTACACTTACTGTAAAATACAAGAGAACAGATTTTAAGAATTATGGAAATGAAGTACAGATAAATCCCGGTTCCAATGTGTGTGCAAACAATGATCTGGATCCGGAATACAGCTATGATGTTCTTTATACGTTAACGGATGAATTTAATACAGTGTCCTATTCAGATTTTGTTTCAACAGCAGTATATCTCATGCATTTTCTGCATGGTGGAAGAGGGGTTGCGTTTGGACAAAAAGCAACTCTCACAGATACGCTTGACTGTAATTTCAATGCTGTTTTTAGAAAGAAATTATCTTGCGTACTTGATGACGGAACAGTACTGGAAGTTCGGGATATAATGGAACAGATTCAAAACAATCTGGTGAATATGCTTTGTCCCAAAGGGAAACTTCCGGCTCTTTTACTGGATCTTCTATATCCGGTTGGCAGCATTTATATGAGCACCAGTTCTGCAAATCCAACAAGTATCATGGGCGGAATTTGGATATCTTGGGGAGAAGGGAGAGTACTCGTTGGTGTTGGAACAGGTACCGACAGCAACAATACATCTGTTGACTTTTCGGTGGCCAATCAAACTGGTGGAGAATATACGCATCTTTTGACCGGAGCAGAGAGTGGACAAAAGGCAGTGAACACAGAAAATCAGAGTGCTTCCCATACGCATTCTCTTACGTATAATGCCGACAGTGGAACGGCGGCGAGTGGATCAGACCCAAGTGGAAGGGGTGCTTTTGTAAGAAGAACTGCATCCGGAGGAGCAACTTCAACTTGGAAAACGGGAAATCAAAGTGCTTCACACGCACATTCGATTTCAGCATCTAATGCTGCAAATCGGCATAATAACATTCAGCCGTACGTTACCTGCTATATGTGGAGAAGAATGGCTTAATATTTATTGCTAGACGAGACGATTACTCAATTTTGAGTAGTCGCTTTTTCTATACAAATTTTTAAGAAACGGAGGAATTATCAATGAAGGAATTTTGGACAATCATTCAAGGAACATTTACAGGACTAGGAGGATGGATCGGGTATTATTTAGGAGGATGTGACGGGTTGATTTATGCATTGACGATGTTTGTAGTAATTGATTACATTACCGGGATTATGTGTGCGGTGGCAGATAAGAAACTATCCAGCAATGTGGGCTTTAAAGGAATCTTTAAGAAGGTTCTTATTTTTTTGCTGGTGGGTGTTGCAAATATTGTGGATGTATATGTATTAGGACGAACCGGGGTTTTAAGAACGGCAGTAATTTTCTTTTATCTGAGTAATGAGGGAGTAAGTCTTCTGGAAAATGCAGGTCATTTGGGTCTTCCGGTACCGGAAAAATTAAAAGAAGTGTTAGAGCAGCTTCACGACAGAGAAGAGCAGGAGGTAAGTGATGAAGATTAATAAGAAAATCAGTAAGTACAATCAGTCAGGAAGAAATGGAAATAAGGTGAGATTTATCGTGATTCATTATGTAGGTGCAGTCAGTTCCGCAAAGAATAACTGCATCTATTTTTGCAATGGAAATCGGAACGCATCAGCACATTTCTTTGTAGATAGTGAAATCTGGCAGTGTATTCCGGAAAATAAAGCAGCATGGCACTGCGGAGGAGGACTTCTGGATACCGGAAAAGCGATGAATCAAGGGAACAGAGGAGCTGCTTATTTTGGAAAATGCACGAATAGTAACAGCATCGGAATTGAACTTTGCTGTTATAAGAAAAACGGCAAAGTGGTACCGACTCCAACTGCTATCAAGACGGCAGCACCTTTGGTAAAGTACCTGATGAAGAAGTACAAGGTTCCGGCAAGTCATGTAATTCGTCATTTTGACGTGAACGGAAAAATCTGCCCTAACGGATACATCTCTGCATCCTCCTGGGCGAAACTTCATAAAACACTGACAGGGGCAAAGGAGACAGCATATCCTACAGCTACGATTTCAAAAGGTAGTACTGGAAATGAAGTAATGAAGCTTCAGAAATGTATGAATAAATTAATGAAATCGAGAATTGCAGTGGATGGAATATTCGGAACGAATACGGAAAAGGCGGTAAAAAGCTTTCAGAAAAAATATAAGCTGGAGGTAGATGGGATTGTCGGACCAAAGACGCGAGCAAAGATAAAATATCTTCTGAAGTAGGTAAATAACAACTTGAATATAGCTGTGACAGTATGCTAACATACACGAATCGAAGAAAGGAGTATGTTATGGTAAAGCCGCAGTTTGATACAAGGAATGAAGAATATTTTTCAAGTAATCTATATCCAGAAGCAATCGATAAGCTGCTATCTGAATTTGAAGATAACGAGATTCTGAAAGAGAATGCCAGACTTATGATTGAGATTGCATATAAGACAGGTTATGTGGATGCTTGGAAGGATGCTTTGTTTTTTCACAAGTAAATAAGTAGGAGTATCAAAGCTCTGATGGGAGAAATCCTGTCAGGGCTTATTTTTTTGCCCTTTTTTCGTTCCGGATGCCGCCGAATGTCCGATGGAAGGTAAGGGATAAGTTTCCCAATACCTATAAATCTGATGAGATGGTACTTACAGTTCACAGATGGTTTGCCAATAAGTCCTGTCCGGGAGATTGGCTGTATAACCGCTTGGGTGATCTGGCGGCGAGAGTAACAGAAGCTCTTGGCGGTACGGCACAGACACCGACTGCTGATAAGACGGTCTGGTATCGTGTCCGTAAGACCTGGGCAGATGTCAAGAGTCAGATTGGTGCGTATAAAAACCTTGCCAATGCGAAAGCCTGCGTGGATAAGCATCCCGGATATAGTGTGTTTGATGTAAATGGTGTAAACATCTACACATCGAAAACAACTACATCCGCTGTGCCGTTCAAGGTTCGGGTAGCAATTTCTGACCTTAACATCAGAAAAGGCCCCGGCACCAATCACGCCAGAACCAAATACATCCCTGTTGGTGTGTATACAATTGTGGAGGTGCAGTCCGGCACTGGCTCAGATAAGGGTTGGGGCAGACTGAAAAGTGGTGCGGGATGGATTTCGCTTGATTTTTGCA